ATGAAATTGCAGATCGCACTGGCCGCCACTCTCATCATGTCTCTGTCCGGCTGCGTGAACGACACGCCAGTCACAACCAAACCGACACCGATTCTGAATTCCGAAAGATTGGCGGTCGAGGCAAAAATAAAGGACCAGATGCGCGACCCCGAAAGCACGAGGTTTAGAGGGTGGCAGGCGTTTTCCTTGAGCAATTCCGATCGAGTTCTCTGCGCTGAAGTCAACTCCAAGAACGGGTTCGGAGGGTATGTCGGGTATGTGCCTCTTTACGCAAGGGTCCGCGGTTCGAGTGTCCTAGCTTTCAAGACCGATGTCGCAGCACAGATCGCCTGCCAACAAGCCGCAAGCGGAGACTTCATGATCGCCTCGAATCCTGTTTGATTACTCAAAAAAAACCATCGCCCGCTAGCTCGACGCCAAATAGCCATATCATCACGCCCCCTACCCCTACCTGGGTTCAGATTCACGCAATTCCATTGCGCATGACTTCAGAAGTCGCGCCGCCTCTCGCATTATGTCAATCCGCTCACGCCCGGCGGGATCATCAACACCACGCCCCATCCATCTGCCGTGTTCCTCCTTAGCGAGGCCAGCCAGGCGATTGCCGCATCCCCACGCCTCATCACTCAGCGCCATGCATGCTCCTAGCTGGACTCGGCGGCTTGGATGGCTTCATCCAAGCGGTCGCGGAGTAACCGTGCATCACCAATATCGAAATCCGAACGCATGACCGTAGAGACGATCGGCGAAGACCCAGGCTCGCTTGAACCAATCATAGTCAGACGCACCCGCCCCCCAGATTCACAGAAATAAAACGACCTGTGCCAGGTACAATACGTCGCCCATTCAAGCCAGCTACTCCCTATTGGAGTCGGCTTGGGGCGAGGCGGAACTTCACCTGCATCAACGGCAGCAACCGCACCTTGGAGCATACATTCCTCCCTTCTAGGATCGCGCCCGATTGGCGCGTTGATGTGCTGCGTTCTGGGCCGCGGACACCGATTCAAGAAACTCCGTCAGGTCATCCCCTGGCACGTACAGTGCCGGGCCGTTGTACCGCAGAGAATGGACGTAGACCTGCATGCCGGCGTCCCAGAGGCCGGTGATCGTTTCCTGTGCCAACCTGGCAGAGAACCCGACGCAGAGCGGATCGGCGAACCATACCTGATCACCCTCCGGCTGGATCCGCTGCATGGCTTCAATGAATGATGCCCTCTCGACAAGCTTGCCCATCCAGTTGGTTGTCCGGCCGACATGAGAGACGTCATCCAGGATCATCGCGCTGATATCGTCCCGGCCGAGCATGCTTTCAGTGACACCCCAGGCCCGCGCCCGGGCGATCTGTTCCGTCCTGGACGGCAGCGACGGATGCACCGTGACCACCGCCCACTTTCCGCTGAACTGCTCCGCTTCCTTATCCGCCATCGACCTACACTGCTTTCTTACTCTTTTCTTACTTTAAGCAGAAAGCGGTTGCGTCGGTCAAGGCACACCGTTATCTTACATCAATAGGAAAGCGAGCATCGCAGACACCCGGAGAGGCCATGCACGAAGGCCGGAGGAATCCCATGACCACAAACGAGAAGATCGAAGCCAACGCGAACCTCACGTTGTGGTGCGTTCACGTTTTAGGGCCGGATGACGTTCATGCAGTGCCGTCGCACGATGCGGCCGTTATCGGCGCGCGAGAACTTAACAAGGCCATTCACGGCAAGGCTGAAGCGCCGGAGGATATCCTGTGCTTTGCCTATGCGGCCCCGTGGCCGCATTCAGCAGAAGCCCATGCCGAAGACCTGAAGCGCGAGGGAGACGCCCCATGACCGGGAATGACCGCTTCACAAAAGCACTCGGTCGCGATGATCAGGACGTGATGAACCTGCGGTCTGCGATTGACGGCCTCGTATTCGAGGGCTGGTCGGATGACGATATCGCAGACGGCGCGCGCGAAATCGCAGCGGAACAACGTGCCCACCTCAAAGCTCTTGAAGCCCATATTCGGGACAAGCGCCCGAACCGGTCCAACTAACCCGCGAAAGGATCATCCATGGCAGAAACATGCGACAAAAGCCGCCGGCCGATCCGTGTTGGAGACGTGCTGAAAGTGTTTCACTTCACAGGCGCACGGCGAAAAAAGCACTTCATGTACAAGCAAGTAACCCGCACTCAATGGCTCGGAGGATACGGAGGCAAACCGAAGGTGCTCTACTTCTTCGTCAGCCATCTCAGCCTGAAACCAGAGAGCGTTGACGGCGGTGGTGGATACTGGCTCGGAATGCACGAAGGGCTGCTCCCAGATTATGAAATCGTTCAGAGCATCAAATGCGACCACGAGGAAAGGGAACGCGTCGACATCGGCGCGCCGGAACCTGTCCAGTAAACCCGGAGGCAACTATGAAACGCTTTAGAGTCACAATCGAAGAGATGGGCGAAGAAGTCCGCACTATCGGCAAGGCATGGGAGAAAGGTGCCGGAGAAGGCCCTGAGGCTTACGGCTACACCCCTGAGACACAAGCGACCCGGCAGTACAACCGCACGATCTACGAGCAAACCGTCGAAGAGCTCGACATCGGCCGTGTCGTCAGCGTCGTGAATGACTTGCCTGGCTAACCCCGCGAGGCAACTATGAAACGCTTTAAAGTCACAATCGAAGAGATGGGCGAAGAGGTCCGCACTATTGGAAAAACGTGGGAGAAAGGTGCCGGAGACAGCCCTGAGGCTTACAGCGTCTCCAAATCCTCTTCGCGCTCCCGGTCGATCTCGCCCCGGCGTGCATAGGTAGCCAATGAGCCACCAGTCTTCCGTTGGGTCGCTGGAGGCACCGGAAGACTTTTGTTTGTCACTGCTCGCGAAAGTGGCACGCCGCCCCGCACGAGGCAGTTGCCGAAAAGGGCCGTTGCGTGGTATAAATACTCTATCCCAAATGCACATTTTTACGTTCATTATTTATTGTTCGAGGTTTCACGATGACTACCTACTATTACGATGGCTCGTTCCTAGAAAATCTACACTTGGGCCCTGAATCCGGGTTCAATGCATTCTCCGACAACTTTTGGTCCGCCGTTACGGCCGACAACCAAAGCAACACGTTCAACCTCACAGGTATCCAAGCATACTTCGACTTGACCACATTCGAGCTTTATGATGGCGATGACACCTTTGCAGGGTCAGAGTTGGCTGAGATAATTCATGCCGGAGATGACAACGATGAAATACACGCCAATGGAGGCGATGACGTCATTACGGCGACTGACGGTACAAATATGCTCTTCGGCGGCTCCGGCGCGGACACATTGCTCGGCGGCGTCGGCGAGGATGTTCTAGACGGAGGTTCCGGGGACGATCAGATCAGGTTTGGATCTGGCGGGAGCAAGGATACAATTCTTGGCGGGACCGGATTTGATACGGCAATTTATGATGGCTCGTATCTCCAAGGTATGGAGCTCGGCGCGGCTGCGTCCATCGAGGTCTTGACAGGTATGGGCCACGGTGGGTTCTACGGCAATGCAGCTGCGAACGACTTTAATGTCAGCGGGGTCCAAGCTTACGGCCAAGAGGCGAACTTCCTGCTCGGCGGCGGGGCTGACACTTTCCAAGGGTCTGGGAATTCGGAAACCGTATATTCCGAGAATGGCCGTGACTTCCTCCGTGGCGGCGGGGGCAACGACCTGTTGTATGGCGGATCAGGCGACGACACGTTGAACGGCTCCTCCGGCGACGACACGTTAAACGGCTCATCTGGAAACGACACGCTGGACGGCGGCACCGGGGCGGACCTGCTGATCGGCGGGCAGGGCTCGGACCTGATCTTTGTCGATGACGTGGGCGATCGGGTGGCCGAAAGCCGCAAGTGGGCAGGCAGTGACATGGTGGTCTCGACAGTCGATTTCCGCATGGGCAGCAAGCACATCGAGGATCTCGAGCTCAGGGGCGACGCCACGATCGGTGCCGGCAACGGGCTGAAGAACGTGATCACCGGCAACCACGAGAACAATATCCTTGACGGGGGCAAAAACAACGACACGCTTGTCGGAGGGGAAGGGGACGACACATACATCCTGCGCGCGCCCGGCGACACTGCGGTGGAGGAGGCCGTTGGCGGGATTGACATCGTGAAGGCCTATGGCTCTTTCGCGCTGATGGCCCATGTCGAGAAACTCTACATGCAGAACGTTCTATCGAAGGAGGGCACCCCGGTGAACTTCAATGGGATCGGCAACGGGCTCGATAACACGATCGTGGGCACCCCGTTCGACAACACCATCGTCGGCCGCGAGGGGCGTGACGTGCTGAAGGGCCAGGCCGGAGCGGACACCTTCGTCTTCGACCGGGCGATCGGGGCGGAAAATGTCGATCGGATCATCGACTTCAACACCAACGAGGCCGACGAGGGCGACATTCTGAAGATGAAGGGTACGGTATTCGGCGGGCTGGCGGCGGGCATTCTCAACGCGGACCACTTCGTGGCCGGGACGGCGGCGGCGGATGTGGACGACCGCTTCGTCTTCGACCAGGCCTCGGGGCTATTATGGTTCGACGGTGATGGCGCCGGTGGTGCCGTGCAGGAGCTGGTCGCCACCTTCGAGCAAAACGCCCTGGTGACGGCCGCGGATATCGAGATTTTCTGAGTGGATTCCACTAGTCAACCCCGATTGGCGTAGCAGATGCCGGGCCATCCCAGTTTCAAGCGAGGTTATGTGGATTGCGGCGAAGGCCCACTTCAAGCCCGAAGCGGTCATCGGCGCAAGATGCAGCGAATGTCGACCAGGTGCCCTCATTAGCGTTTCTCGGAAGCGCTGCTAAGGTCAGCTTTCGGTAGGCGAAGGCATCAAACTCGGAAGGGTCGGGCTCCGGTAGGAACAGCACTACAAATCTGCGGCTAGCCATACACTTGAGCCTCTACTGACCGACCTATCGCCTAATGACCCGCGTGATCTGCATGGCCCCTGCCGTTAGGAAGTAAAACCCGGCGATGGTCTGGCCGAGGATCCGTTCGTTGTCGCCCAAGCCGTCGGTGACGCCGAGGCCGAAGATCTTGTCCCAGACGATCACCTTCCAAGTGAAAAGGATGAACGGCAGTGCCCATGCGGCCTGCATCACGGCCGTGACCTTGCCGCCGTTTATCAGCACCTTCTGACGGGCCTGCAGCTGCTCGATCTCCACGTCGGCCCGGATGCGCTCCGCCTCGGTATTGGCGTTCTGCTTCGCCTCATAGGCGCGGGCCAGGCGGTCGGCGATGCCCGTCAGCGGCGAGATCAGCCCGATCAGCCGGCCGATCATTCCTTCCGACCCAGCGGGGTCGTCGTCACCCGGCGCAGCTGCATGTTCACGATGGCGATGAACAGCGCGTAGAACGGCTGCCAGCCTTCCGGCAGGATCGCCGCGACCTCGGGCAAGTTGAGGATCGGGACCAGGAACACGCAGAACACGTTGAAGGCGATGGTACGCCAGCCTTTGGGGATAATCATTTCGAGAACCTTTCCATGATGAGTTGCAGGAGTGCCGACAGCCAATTGCCGGCCGGGGGCGGCGCGCTCGGCGCCGGGACTGCGTCGATGACCTCGATCCCGAGGCGCGGCATTGTCTTGAGGTGGCGATGCAGGGCGGCGCGGGTCTTCGGACCACAGATGCCGTCGGCGACGAGCCCCTGCCCCGCCTGGAAGCGAACAAGGCTTTCGATCTCGGCGAGCTCCTGTGCGACCACGTCGTAGAGCGCCAGCCGGTCGCTGTACCCGTTAAGCCCGCCGTTGATGCTACGGGTGACCATTTCGATATCGCCCGCCTCGACGTATTTTGCGGGGACCCGGGTCGTCCAATACCAGAGCGCCCCGAGACCAAGATATTGCGGATCGGTCAGCAGATCGGGCTGTGCTTCGAAATCAGGCGTGTCACGGCCCGTCTCGCGGCACCAGGCAGTCAGGGCCCGGTAATTGTAGCGACCGGTGATCTGCATCATATCGCGGCCCATGAAGAGCTTGCCGTCACCCTTCCGGGTGTTGCCGAGATCGCGCCGCCCCTCATAGCGCCTCTGCGCCTGGGTCGGCTTCCAGAGCTCCTGGACGTATTTCAGGCGCCCGCTTTCATGCAACACCTGGGGCAGGAACTGCGCGGCCGCGTGGCGCGGCATCAGCACGGCCGTTGTGTTGACGAGCTCGGCCAGGCGCGATTTGCGCGCGCCATATCGGGTATGGCCGGTCACCCGGTCCAAAAAAGGAACGTCGATCTTCATGGGATCCTCCAATAGAAAAAGCACGCTCGAAGGCGGGCTGTCTGGCGTGTGCAGTGCGAGGGCCGTTACCGGTCGCCGAGCTTGGCGCGTCGGTAGATCGTCAACAGGAAGGTTACGGCCAACAGACCCTTGGTCACCACGATCAGCCAGGGCACCACGGGCGCGCCGCCGATCGCCAGGTTGCGGATGACGAGCGTAAAGAGCACGCTGATCCCGATCAGCGCATAGCCTGCGGCGATAGCTCGTCCGGGCGGCCGGGAACGGCCGTTGATATGAGCAAGCCACCAGCACGCGAGGATGACCACGGCCGAGCTGACGTTGTTCGCAATCAGAAGCCAGTTCATTTGGCGCCCCCCTTTTCCAGAATGAAGCGGCGGAATCCCCGAATGGCGGCGATACCGCCCTCCCCCATCACGAAGCCGGCGGCCAGGTAGGCCCAGGTACCCCCGCCGGTGATGCTGTCGAGGACATGCCCGACCAGCCCGCCGAGGAAGATTGCGCCGAAGGCGCCGGCGACACCTTCCACGATGCGCCGCCGCCATGAAGCCTCCGGGGCAAAGACAGCCCGGACATAGGCGCCCGCAGCGCCGGACAACAGTAGCGCGCTGATTTGCTCGGGCATCTGGTCCAGCAGCTGGCGCGCAGCAATGACCAGGCTAGCCATCGTCACCGGGTCCTTGGTCGGATCACTCATCGGAGCCCCTCTTGAGTATGGAGCTGGCAAAGTTCTGGCTGATCATAGCGGCCCCTTTTCGGTTTTTTGTGGCGGCTCTCGGCCTGTCGTGCTGGAAAGGGGCAGGGGCACTTGGCTCAAACGCGAGCCAGCCTTTTCGGACAGCTCTGACAAATCGACCGGGGGCATCAGGGCAGAAACTCTGCAGAGTTAAGGCCCGCCTTCAATTCATCGACCATTTTCAATACTTTCATTTCGTTTGCGATTGCGCACTTGACCCTATGGCGCGTCAAGGCTGGTTAACCGATCAGCCAATTTGTCCCGTCGAAATAGACCGGCACCGTATTTGCCCCGCCGCCCGCCACCGTGCTAGCGAATGCCGTTGCGTTGGCGTCAGTTACCACAGCTTTCCGAAACCCTGCGTTGGCAGGAATATTCGCAAGGCTTGCGACGGTGGGAAGCCCTCCTCCGACGTAGTATTGGTCAAGGTCCATCAGGACGCCGCCCCCGCCCGAAGTGTTGGTCATGAGTGAACCGGACGTGAGAAACTTGCCTTGAATTTCCACCGGATTTGCGCCAACCGTGCCGGTTGCATTGATGGCTACAAGGTTGCCGGAGCCATCCGTACTATGCAGGCCAGTAATTTGCAGGGCCTTGTCCGGCAAGTCGCCACACACTATCTGGAATAATGGCTTGTTACCCATGTTCAGGAACGAAACGCCATTAAAACGGATTCCTGATATCGAATTCGAGACGCGGGTGTCCGTGATATAGACGCCCGCTCGTTGAGCGTCTGCCAAGTGTGACCCGTAAAAATCCAATTCGGCGCAACTATCAATGTGAATGAGATCATACCCCCCATTACCACTGCCATCGTCGTTTCCGTGACCGAAGTTAAAAACTCGGACACCTACGCACTCCTCAAGACGCAAGCCATCCTCGTTAATTCCTGCCGCGCTGGCATTGTGTGCATTTGCGCCGTAAACATTGCGCAGGACGACGTCCCCCCAACCTCGTAGCTTGACCGCGCACTGACCAGAACCACGAACCCTTATGTTGTCCATCGTCAGGCCGTAAACAGGGGCAGCGAAACTGCCAGAAGTGGAGAGGTAGATCGCGTGTTCTCCACTATCCTCAATGACAACATTCTTGACCACCATGTCAGCCGTGCCGCCAGTAATAGCGTTCTTGCCGGGATCCGGTGTGGCATTGGCGTTTTTAGAATATACTGTCAGGCCGTTCAGGTGAAATTTTTCTATACCTTGGAGAGATATGCCCGAAGCATAACGCCGAAGCTTACAGTTTAGGATGCGAATGTCTGACGGAGAACCTCCAGCCCAACCGTCGGCGCACTGGTAAATTCCATCCCATTCGACGCATTCGAGCTCGATGTCAGTTCCGTCGAACCGAACACAAGTGTCGTACCCAGAGTCATCAACACTAGCGGGCTGGTCCGTATCCGCACTGAACTTTACATGGCGAAGTCTGGTTCCGACTTTAAGGGCGAGAAAGCGTTCAAAGTAGTGCCCACTGCCACCGTTATCCGTCCAGCGAAAGTTTAAATTTTCGATGACCCCACCATTACCCAAAATGCCACGCTGATTATTGCTAGTGTCGGTTTCTGAGAATTGAATGGTCGCGCCATTCCCATCAACAACCGAACCCGCAGGAAATGCTAAGGATGCGCCCGCAGAAACAAGATCACTGGCCGCGTAAATGGTGTTCGACCTCAATTCCTTTTTAAGGACACTCGTGTCCGCCGCCCACTCAACAAGTGCAGTGCGCATATTTGTTGTGCCAGGCGTGTTGTTGTCAGCAAAGTGATCTGGCGTAGAAGGCGCTACAGGCTTAACCCCTGGCATGCCGCTAATGAAAGCATATACCGCCACGACAGACGGCACGCTGTTTGCGCCAAGCGCGCCGCTGAGTGAACCGGTAAGCTCGTTGGACGTATCGAAGTCGCCGACAACAGAGGTTACTACGAAAGACGAGCCCGTACCGCCCTCCTTCACGATACCCGTCGCTCCGCTGGTCGCTTGGGTCAGCGTCTCGCCGGTAGCTACCGTCACGGATCCGGTTAGGGTCAAAGTCCTGGCTTTATCCCACAAAAACCGTAGATCTCCGGCGTCGGAAACCACGCCATTTGCGAAGACACCCCCGGCCGCGATGAAGTCCTCAAGTTCGGAGCGTGCCAGAAAACCGCCCGAGCGATTGACGATCTGCCAGCCGGCCGGCGCCTCGCCCGGTGTCGCGGCCACCCCGGCCTTGGCCTGCAGCGTGGTGAAAGCGCCCGTCGTCGGATTGGAGATGAAGGCGACCCGGCCGTCGAGCTGGGAGAACCCGTCAGTAATCGCGTTGGTCATTTCCGTGACGCTGGTGAAGGTGCGGGTTTCCGTGAACCCGGCCTCTTCGCCGTGCACCACCGTGATCATGCCGCCCCGCGCGATGTTCTCGGCATCGATCGCCGCCTTCACGTTGTTGGGCACAAGACAGCCGGTCAGGTTCAGATAGGTCAGACCGGGCGGCATGTCTTCGGCGATGAAGTCGCTGAAGTCCAGGCCGGGCGCATCCTGCAGGCGCAGGGTCTCGACCGTGCGCGGGATGTCAGCCGCGATCACCCTGCCCTTCAGGTTCGTCGGGCCCGTCAGGTAAATCTGCGACAGCGGCGCATCCGGCGGGATGACGAGCGAGGTCAGGGAATTCTCCCCGGCCGGCTCCCCTGCCCCGATGTTCAGGCGCACCGGGTTGTCGCGTGCAGCAGCGGCCGCCGCGTAGGCGCGCAGCCGCACCCGGTTCGTGCTGTCGACCGTGTGACTGTAGGACGGCGATCCGCCCGTCGTCGTTCCGCCGTCGCGCGTAATCGTGCCGCCATCGTCCTTGACGTAGAGGACCGGAATGCCATTGGCGCCCGACGCAACCTGGACCTCGTCCGGGTCACCGCCGTCGTCGTCGGGATCGGTCGGGTCGAACAACATTTCGCCCAGCAGCACCATGGGTTGAGCCCGGAAGGTTTCGGTGTTCGGAAGCCCGCGCGGATAGCTGCTGTCGGAGGTCACACCCGCCGACTTGCCCAGGAAGATATCTGCCGTGCGGTAGCCAAGCTCCTGCAGAGACGCGCCATCGAAGTGCACCTGCAGCCCGACATCCTCACCAGTCAGCGCCAGGCCATCACTCGGCACCACGGCAAAGTTGGCGTATTTGCCCGAGGCCGCGATCTTGATCCATTCACGCGACACCTGCCAGGCGTCCCCGCCATCGGCCTCCTGGACAGGAAGGGTCGCAGCAAAGAAGATATCCTCTGACGCCCAGGACGCCGCCTTTGCGGCGGTGATGATCTCAGGCAGCCGGCTATCGCCCAGCGTCCACATGTTGGTCGTCAGATTGTAGGCATCCTCGCCCCAACCCATCATGAACAGATCGACCTTTTCCGTGCCCCAGAGATCGCCGTCAGCCAGGGCATCGGTGATGGCCGTGTCCATGGCGCTCCAGAACCCGCCCGAGGACGGGTCCCAATCGTTGATGCCGGTGCCGCCGACAGCCGTCATGACGATCAGGACCGGTCGACGCAGCGCAACGGACATCCGGTGTGCTGCGTGGAAGGCCATATTGTTCACCGTACCCTCGGCGGTGGTGAACGGCACAGCCCCTAGCGCCGCTTCGACGATCGCATCGCCGGCAACTTCGACCGCAGCCCCGGTTGTGCCCGCCGTGTAGCCGTTCCAGACCCAGACATCGCCGGCCCCGGTCTTGTCGCCGTTGGTCGCGGCTGAATTGCCCTTGGGATTCGACTGGCCAGTGACGAGAACCGTGAGCCAGTCGGGCGAGTACCAGGTAGACCCGATCTGGACTTTGTAATTCGCGTGCGACGGCTCGGTCGTGCCGCGCGACTTCCACCCCTGTTCGGTCACGCCCTTTATCGCGGCATCGAGTTGCGGGATCGCCGCGACGGCCGTGGCGCTGGCGCCGCTGCGACGGTAGAGATCGACCAGGTTCTCGCCAACGACCGAAAAGGTCTCGCCATCCGCAACACCGGCAATCCCCTCGGCCGTGCTGTCAAAGGTCGGAAACCCCAGGGTCGCCGCGATCGACAGCGCATCGATGCGCGATTGGAGCGTCGCGAATCCGGAATTGATACCCGCCTCAAGGTTGCCCTTGGACGCAATCTTGGGAACGCCGCCCGTGGTGGACAGCGAGAATACAGGGGCCGTGGCCATACGGATTTTCCTTATGCAGTCGTTGCCGACACCGCCGCGGTGAACGCCGAGGCGGATGAGAAATCGCCGCGCGAGCGGGCGAAGTAATAGCGGGTCACACCGGAGCCGAGACCGTTTTCCTCAAGGGCGATCACGGTGTTCTGCGCCGCATAGACCGGATCATCGAGCGCGGCCGCGTCCTCGGGATCGGAGGTGGGTCCGGCGAAGATTTCCAGGCCGCGGACGTCGGGATCATTGGGCAGCCTGAAGCTGACCGCGATCGTTCCCGGATCGGTTTCGCTGGCCTTGCCATTGGTGGGCAGATCGAGGTCGATTGACACGATCGCCGTCTGGTTTTCGAGAACCCGGAAGTCGCTCTTGCCGTTCGGGGTGATCGTCCGAACCCGGAAGTCCTGCGCCACGGCCGCGACGCCCGGCACATAGACAAACACGTCGTCCGACCCGTTCCGCACGTCGGCCGGGATCAGGCCCGATTGCTCGCCCCAGCTGCCGCCCGTCGTGGTCCGCATCTGCCATTCGTAGTATTCGACGCCGGAGGACCCGGACGGATCGAACTCATACAGGATCCGGGGTGTGATCGTGCCACCGCTGTCGAGATTGGCAGCAGCACCCGTCGTGGCGGTGATCGTGCCGGGCATCTGCACCGCGCTACGCGTGCCGTCATAGGGCTCGTCGACAACGGCCTCCTCATCGGTCGCCGGGTCCCAGTCGTAAATATCGGCCGAGTGCCGCACCAGCTTGACCGGCAGCCGCATGGCGACCTCGCCATCCTGGCCCAGCGGATCGAGGGCCGGGTTGATGCTTTCGATCTCGTAGACACCGTCGAGATCGGCAAAGGCGGCGTGCCCGGCCGCAATCGTCACCGTGGCGCCGCCGACCAGGTCGAAAGCCTCTGGTGGCAACACGCCCGAGAGGCGCCCCTGCCGGCGCAGTCGACCGCCCGCAATCTTTCGAACACGCATGGCCTGCGTCGCCGACGGACAATAGCTCAGCGGCAGGTCCTTCACCGACGGGATGCCGCCATCCTCGGTCAGCGCGCCGGGGATTTCCCAGGGCTGCAGGTCAGCGGTTTCATAGCCGCGGTCCGGGCTGAGATAGGTGACGCGCAGCGTGTTGGTCAGCTCATCTTCTGGCGCGAGGTCGGTTTCCTCGATCCCGCCCTGCAGGAAGTCCGTCACCGTGATCGTCGGCGCGCGGTACTCGCCCGCCGCATAGCCCAGCTTGCCACCGATACGGATGATATCGGCCGCGCCCGATGCGAAGAGCGGCAGAACGTGATCTTCGAACTCGCCAGTGTCGAACAGCATGGTTCCCGCCGCCCGATACCGCGCTTCGGACCCTCCGGCATTCAGCCCCACGCTTTCGTCGCAGGTCTCGGCACCATCGATGAAGCTCTGCAGATGCAGGCTCCCCACCTGGTAGGCCCGCACCGGGTGCTGCCGGACCGCGTCCAGGCAGATCAGGGCGTGATTGTCTGACCAGGTCCAGGTCGACGGATCATCGCCATCCTGCTCTTCGTCCCGTGGGTCCCACACCAGCGAGAACTTGCCCTCGACCTCGACGATCGGCGGCGTGTTCGGCCAGCGCTCCTGGCGGGTTTCGTTGGGGCCCGCATTGAAGGCGATCCAGATCACCGTCCGGCCTTGCCAGCCATCTGTCGCCTTCCACAATTCTTCATCGGCGCCCTCGGCCCAGGGCGCCTGTTCCCGGAACCAACGGGGCGGCGTCGTCTGGTCGCCCCGCCCGATCCAGCAATGGGCCCAATTGTCGAACGGCGCATTGCTGGCAATGGCACCGCCGTAATCCGATCCCGACCCTTCAAAGTCGAAGGCATCGCCGGTCAGGGTCACTGCGCGTTCATCCAGGTAGAGCGTGAAATCCGGCAGGTAGGATGGACGGCTGTTGAGGATCCAGCACCCCCAGATAAGCGGCCCCCGCACCGGCGTGCCGACGGGCGTGCCGGTTGCACGGGTCTCGCCATAGACAAAGCGATAGGCCGGGGCCGTGGTTGGCGCGGGCAATTCCCGCTTGTAATCCTGCGCGGTCTGGCCCCGGCCCGCCTGCAGGGCATTGACGGCCGTGTTGATCAACAGCGAGGCACCGATCCGCAGAAGCGCCCCGCCGAGGCCCAGGCCGCTGGCCGCGGTCGCCGCGCCACCGATGCCCAGACCACCGAGGAAGCCGGACCCCCAGAGACCACCCGACAGAAGACTGGCCAGGCCGGTTGTCAGGAACGGCATGTCATGACCCCCACGATATCTCCGCAATGAAACCGCACGCCCTCAGCGCCCTGGGCGGCCGCGACCTGGGCATCGATCGCAAGGCCCAGCACGATCCCGAACGGCGGGCGAAATTCCAGAAAGACCAGATCGCCCGGCGCCGGCACATCGCGCGGCATCAAGCCGTTGCGGGTGAAGTGGTGGCGACACCAGGCTTCATACCCGCCGAACCGCCGCGCGAGGCGGAGGGCCGACACCGGGCCGGAATAATCGAGCTCTGCCCCGGCCAGCGGATCGACCCCCCAGAGGCCACGGAACGCCCTGACAGGCCCGCGCAGGCAATCGCGGCGCGTCCAGTCGAAGGCCCCGGCCATATGCATCCGTGCCGCCTGCAGGGCGGCCGCTGATGTGACTGTCACGCCGCGGGCCAGACGCTCGGGTTCCGCGCCCGCTTCAGCGCGTTCTGCACCTGGCGCCCGGCCGTATCGCCTGGATAGGCCGCGATCTGGTCTTCATAGCCGTGTGTGATCGATGCGCGTGCCCGCGCGGCCGGCCCGATCCCGAGCTGCAGGATCATGTCGTGCAGGAAGGCTTCGGCCCCGCCCGAAAAGGAAAACGACCGCCCCGCGAAATACCCGGCGAAGATCTCGACCGGATCGCTCACCAGAGTGGTGCCGGCCCGCTCCGTCGTGGCCCCGAAATAGACCGTGAACGACCGATTGCGCAGCGCGACACCTTTTTCCGCCCGGATCGCATCCAGCGGCCCGGCCACGCGCACGCTGGCATCGCCCGTGGCCAGCCCGCCCTCCTCGGCCGGCAGATCAGGCCGCAGCAGCGAAATCAGCTTGCCGTCGCGGGTGATACTCGTCCCCGAATAGACATTGCCACCCCAGGTCAGATCGCCGACGCCGCTATGCAGGCGAACGACCTGGTCGGGCCAGTCCGCCACCATCAGCACGACCGGATGGAAATGACCCGCCAGGGCTGCGATCAGCGCAGCGGGGGCGCCCCGTGTCAGGCCCATGGGTTCAGCTCCGTCCAGCTTTCATATTCGTCCTCGAACACTTCGCGGAATTCCCAGGTGTAGCCGAAGGTGCCCCGCGCCGGCTGAACCGAGCGCGGCATGTTCAGCGCCTCGAAGACGATGGATTCGCGGCCGCCAATCGTGACATACCCGCTGGCCGTCACCGCCTCAAACAGGCGGATCGTGGCCACACCGTCCGCATCCGAAGTGGCCGGTGCCAGGACATGCCCGCCTTGGGTCGTCTCTCCATCAGTCACCGTGAGGTATTGCGACGGACGAGCCACGACCGTGTTGGCCGGCAATCCCGTGACCTGGATCGCAGGCCAGACCCCGTCCGTGGTCGGTTCACCGTATGGGCCGTAATCGCCCTCCAGGAACAGCACGTCATCACCGGAATAGGACCACAGCAGGTCGTCGGATTCGGCGGACCATTCGAGAACTGCATTGGTCAGATCCAAGCGACCGGCGGCGATGACCCAGAGCGGAGCGAGGGCCTCGACACGCACAAGATGTTCGCCGCCATCCAGCAACCGCTTCAGATTTTCCACGTAACCCGCGCCGTTACGGTCTGATCCGATCCCGGTAATCGTCGCAGTGGCCAATCGATGCGGCCGCTGGAACGACGACGTTCGCGACTTTCCCGAGAACATCATCTGCGACCGCGCGCCCGGCGCATTCCAGGACAGCTCCCAGGCGGTCAGACCCCATGGAGGGCAGGCGTAGACGTTCGTCATGCCAGACCAGTAATGGCTTTGGGCTGATTGCGCATGCGCTTTGCGATCGCATCCACGGTCCGGGCCTGTCCCTCGGACGCCATGACCCTGAACTGCGCCATGATTGCTCCGTCATCCGATAGGGTCAGATCGCCACCAACAACCCGAACCTCTGTGACGCCCGACTGCATGGATTGGCCTCTGGTGTGGTCGATGACGGTTTCCTGCGGGTGAAGAAGGCCCCAGAATCCACCTCTTCCATCGACACCGCCAACTCGGGGACCATCGCCCGTGTAGCCGCCGCCGTCGAAACTGAAGACGGATTTCAGCAGGCTGCCAAACAGCCCCCCTCCTGACTTCTTCGTCGCACCAAAGCCAAACGTCTCCATCAGCAGCGACTTGATGCCTGACGACAGCAGGTCAGCGGCGATCTGTTTGAACACCTGCCCCATGGCCTCGCCGAGGTTTTCGCCATTCACGATCGCATCGGCGATGGCGTCGGAGAAGGATTCGATGCCGTCGATGACATCGGCGAACTCGATTTCGCGAAGCTTTTGGCCCGTCAGATCGATGGCCTGAGCCAATTCTTGTTCGCTCAGGTAGCCCGCCTCTTTCAGCTTGGTCAGGTCGGCCACCTCATCAGCGTACCGCTCGGTGTAGGGCATCGCTTTTCGAGTGGCTTCGGTCAGCTCGTCGCGCACCTTTCTTGCCGTACGCTCCATCTGGGTCTCTTCGGCGGTCTTGCGAGCCGATGACGAGCCTCCGCGCCCTCCCCGGGTCACCCTGTGGGCCTCGTTGTACGAGAAGGCTGTCCCCAGAGCCCTTGCCCGGGCGGCCGCGCCTGGGTCCTGAGTTACCGGCATGCCCATCAGCGCATCCTCGTCCGACATCATCGGGGTGGTGGTCGACAGCGCGATGGCGCGGGTCAGCGAAATTCCTAGCCATTCGGCGAGCGCGCGCGCCTCATCAGTGGCCGGTGCAATGCCGCCTGCCATGTCGGTGCTGGCGAGGGAAATTGCCGCCTGAAGCGCACCCAGAAGGCTGTCGTAAACGTGGCGAGCCTCTTCGTCAGTGGCAGCTGCGCCGCCGGTCGCTTGATCCAGGAAGCGAACGACGTCGCCCAAGGCAATTGCCTGCGCCTCGAACGTGCCCGCTTGCCTGACCGCACGAAGCATTTCGTCAAGGCGGATCGCTTCGGATATCGTCATTCCCAGATCGTCGCTGAGATCGCCGGCGGCTGCGGCCACGTCTCGGATCGCCCGTGATGCGTCGACTTCCTCGACCATGCCCAAGCTGTCCGCCAAGAGCGCGGCCTCGCGCCGCAGAGAAGCTAGGATTGTCGCGCCCTGATCGAACCCACTGCCGGTCGCGATGCGGCTCTGCGCGTCACCCAGGGCTGCCAGGCGGTCAATCAGTGAAGATGTCGCCTCGCTCGTTTTTTCGGCCCCTTCGGTCGCTGCCTCGCCGACGTTTGCGATGGCGTGATCCGTGGCCGACAAGCGGGCCTCTGCCTCGATCAGTGCGGCTTCGAGTTCCTTCACTGCGGCGCTCGACCCAGCCAATTGCTCTCCAAGCTGCGTGGTATACCCCCCGACGCCCGGGATTGCGTTCACGAGGCTGCGCCAAGTCGTGTTGAAGATACCTTGATCAGACTGCGCCTGCGCACGTGCCACATCGAGCGCCGCCGCCACCTGGTCCCGCGCGGCCTGAGCTGCGGCTTTCATCGCAGCTGCGTTCGCCTGCGTCGTGTTGCGGTAGAATGCCTCGGTCGCTTCGTTCAAGCCCTCCTGGGCGCCCTTCGCCTGGTCCAGCGCTTCAGCCAGCTCCCGGGCCAACTGCGCGCGATCCGAGAAGGCGCTGTAGATGCTGGCCGCCGCGACCGCGAATGCGACATGAGGCACAGCCAGGCTCGCCACCCGGAAGGCCGCCATTGCCCCCGCAGCGACCCCGGCAGCCGTCGTGATGCCCGTCATCCCGGCAATGATCGCAGGCGCGGTGGTCAAAGCAAGGAAGCCCCCCGCCACCGCCATGTCATCGAAGCTGTCGGCGGCAAACTCGACAGCGGGCACCATGACGGTCAAGATCGCGCTGCCGACGTCCAGCATGTTGTCCGAAATCTCGGACATGGCGACGTTCAGGCGGTGTGCATCGTCCTGCGCCATCCGGCCAAAAGCGGTTGATGCCGCCCCTGCCTTCTGAGCCATATCGTCCAGGATTTCATTCAGCTTGATGCCCCCGCCGCCCGCGAACGACAGCACCGCATTCAGCGCCTCGACCGACCCGAACAGTTGCGCAAGGGATTCCTGTGACCCGTCCGACGCTTCGATCACCTCATTCAGGAAGGTCGCCAAGCCGACTTCATTCAGGCGGTCAACGCTGAAAGCGACCTTCAACCGCTCTGCCTCTTTGGCGGCCTGGGACGTGGGGCTGATGATAGCCGCGAGAACCTGGCGCAGCCCTGTCACCGCGACGTTGGTGGATTGGCCCTGCGTCGTCAGCGCTGCCGTAGCCGCCACCACCTCTTCGAATGACACCCCTGCCGCTGCAGCAATCGGCACCACATTCCCAAGCGCGCCGGCCATCTCGCCGATGGTCGTTTTGCCGGCCTTCATGCCAACGAATAGCGTGTCGGAAACCTCAGCGGCCTGAAGGCCAGACGAAGCGTAGGTGTTCATCGCGGTGGTCAGAATGTCCACGCCAGTCGTGACATCCGTCACGCCGCCGATAGCCAGCTGGTTGGCGACGTCCAACAGCTGTGCAGCCTCTTCGACCGACCCAGCACCAGCAGAGATTGCCTGGTAGAACGCTTTCGCCTGATCGGTTGCGGTCCCGCCGTAGGTCTGCGCAAGCCGCCGCGTTTCAGCTTCCAAGGCCGCCATTTCGGACGCCTCGCCAGACAAGAGCGTCGACACCTCGGAAATTGCAGTGCCCAGCTCTCGCCGCATCGCGATAGACTTCGAGGTTATGGCGCCGAACGCGATGCCGCCAATTGCCGAAGAGACGACGCCGGCCGCGATCTTTGCGGCCCGACCAATCATTGCCATGTCGTCCGAGACGCCCTTCGCGGCCCGGCCTGTACGCTTCTCCATGCGCTCGGCCGCATCGCCGAAGGAATCCTGGCGCTTTACACCGCGATCCAGATCCTCGGTGTCGGCCTTGATGCCTATATAGTGAACATCGGTCATGAGGTGCTTTCTGCGAGTTCCATAGGGGAGAAGGCGAATGGGTCTTTGCCCAAGGAAAGGCCGCTGCAGTACGCCCGGGACATCCCATGCAAGATGCGGCACTCAGGGCCGGTCAGGCCGCCGTATGCACGAAGCTCCGTCAGCGGGATGGGGGTCGGCCCAAACCCAGAGCCAACCGCGTAGCCCAGCTCCGCGAAGACCTCGAGGAGGCCTGTTGCATCGCCAAGGTCCGGGAATTCAAGCCGGGCGAACTTTTGTTGCCGCGTCTCCGTCCAGCCGTCCGGTTTCGAGCGGTAATAGCCTAGCTGCCGGGCGAAGAGAGTCAGTCGGTCCCGTCGCCCGGCCGCACGTTTCCCACATCACCCATATGGTCGATGATCTGGATTTGAATGTTGTCCGAGTTGCGCAGGACTGAATCCCGGTTGGCGTCATTGAACGGGTACTCTGCCCCGCCATCCATAAGGTTCTGCCAACCGGTCAGCGCCACCCGCGCCACGCGAAAGACTGCTTCTTTGGCCGGGATGCGCGCGCCGTTCGATTGTTCCTCTTCCATGGCGCGGCGCTCGGCCTGAACGGCGGACGCCTCGTTGCCCAGGACGTGGAACAGGACTGGCTTGTCCTTGTCCCGGTACAGCAGCGCGCCGCCAGTCTTGTGAGTGTCGCCGCGCCCCGGCTTTCCGAACGGATCGCGCAGGTGCATGTCGGAGCCGCGATCGGACGCGGCCCGTGCGTTCAGCTTCGAAATATCCATGGATTAAGCCGCCGGCTCGACATCGATGACAGCGAAATCGTTGGTGCGGAAGCTTGCGGAGAAGCCCTCGAAGCTGGTCGTGGTCGGCTGGTTCGGCAGGTAGCTGTGAAGAACACCCTGCGCGTACACCACGGGGTCGCCTTCGGCCAGCGCACCGCCGGTGCCAGATCCGACACCCATCTTGATCGACACGATCCCGTCGTTGTCGTTCGCTTGCGCCAGAACCGTGCCTTGGCCCGTATCGGACGGGACCTGCCGGAATTGCGCCTGGCTGTCGGTGCCGGTGGCGGCTCCCTTCACCGCTGTGGTGAAGCCCGTCAGAAGATCGGGGATGTCGATCATCGCGTGGGAGATGCCGAACTGGAAGCCCTGGATCAGCCCGTTCACCTGAACCCAGGTCAGGGCTTCATACCCAGCCTTGTCATTCGTCGCGGGCGCGGCAGTGGCGATGTAGAGCGAAGTGCCGATGGAATTGTTGGTCATTGGTCTACCCTTTCAGGTCTGTGATTGAGGTCGTCAGTCGCCACTGGCGTCCTGAGCGGGGGTATCGCCCGAGGCTTGCCCGGGTCCGATTTCAGGGGAGGTTCGCTGCCAGCCCTTGGCCAGCCACACATCCAGGTGCTCTTTGAGCGGCCGCGCAATGGCGCCTGTCTTTGGCCACACGATTTCGATCCGCTCAGTGGCGGGGGATTTCTGTTTCGTCATGATGGTTCTCCTAGAAGCTGTACTGCCCGCGGATGCGGATTGGCACCGCGTAGATACCCCTCGTCGTAGGCAACGCGGGTCGCGGCAGCGGCGCGTCGATGATCGTCACGCCATCGAAGCGATCGCCGGGGCGGAAGAGGGCGACCAGGGCGGCAACCAGCTCCGCGTTTTCCACGCTATATTTGGTGTTGGTCTCGACCCGAACGATAATTTCCGGGGTGCTGTCGGTATGCCCGTCCAGGCCCACCGTGCGTTGCGCCCCGCCCGCCTCTTGCACCACGTAGCGGGGGCAATCAGCAGCAGGGCCAGCTGGCAGAACGAGGTTGGGCCGCCCTGGCATATTGATGATGCGGGCGATCATGGCCTGCTGGCCGGCGGTCAATGACATGATGTACCCCTTGATCCCCAACAATGCCGCCGCGTAGGTTCCCTTTGACGAAGGGAGAATGTGATGGAAGCTATCCTTGGTGTGCTTGGCGCGATGGCCGTTCTTGCGGGGGGCGTTTTTGCGTTCGCCCCGACAGGCATCGGCAATATGACGCTTGGTGTCGCTCTGATCTGCGCGGGGTTAGGCTTCCTTGCCACGGCGAAGATCATCACTGTTCTGATGGAAATCCGGGATCGCCTCCCCGAACCTAAGACACCGCCTAAACCTTAAACGGCGCCACGTTCATGTCGAAGATAGTCGGCCACTGCTGAACGGCCCGCAGGACAAAGAACCGGCCAGGATGGTTGAACGTCCGGCCCAGCTTGTCTTCGCCACTGAACCCGTATTCGATCCGCCGGGCGTGAGGTGCGGTGTAAACCGCCTCGATCACGTCACCGACCTGCATCCCGGATATCAGTGCCACGTAGCTGACGTCCCCCTGCCCTACGACGCCGCCGTTGATCGCGACCTCTTGGCTCTGAATGAGCTCGGATGAGACAACCGGCACGAACCCTTCGATGAACGCGCCCCCATCTGCCAGGCCTTCAACCCGACGCGACATGAGCTCGCAAACGTCTTGGATTGCACCGCGCGCGATGTACTCGATCTTGTCCTGGGCAACATCCAAGGATTGCCTGATGCCAGCAGAGAAGGTTTGTGTCATGCTGCCTCCAAAAACATCAAGAAAACCAGAAGGGGTATTTGAAATATGTGGAAAGTAATTTCGGCTTGCATCCTATGCGCGCTCGGCTTCCCTGTTGTTGCCCAAGACAATCCTGCGGCTGACTACTTGGAATGCTTCAATATCAAAGATTCTGACGACGATAGGCTAACCTGCTACGATAGCTTGTCCCGAAAGATGCTTATTTTATCTAATTCCTTACGAGGCCGAATTCACAATAGCTCTGGCGGATGTAAAATTGAGGCGTGGAATTTCAAAAATCAATCAAACACAATAAAATTAACGGGATCGACAACCTGCTCATCTGGTCGGTTGGACTACCGCCTATACACCGAAAATGGCGGCCAGTTTATTACATCAGGCTTTACATACATTAAGGGATTTGCCTTTCAAACCTACGCTGACGGCTCGCCCCAAGACGAATTGCTGATTCGATACACCATCGAATAATCGCCATGCTGCCTCCGAATGTGTGAAGCGGCCCCCGAAGGAGCCGCTTTTGTCACCTCTACAGGTGGTGGGGGCTTCGTTTATGCTGCTTCGTCGCCTTTGGCGAAGATCTGCGCCAGCCTGGCCATCCCTTTCGGCGTGATCACCAGCGTCGCCGATACCTTATCCTCGCCGGTGTGCTGATCGGTGTACCGGCCAAGCTTGTGATCCAGATATCCGGCGTTTCGTTTCTCCACGTAGGCTTGCAGCGGCCCGCGACCGCCCTGCCGGAAGGCCCACCTGTTCAGTTCCAGCCACTTGGTGAACTTGTGCTCGGGAACGCCCAGCACCTTTGCTGCCGGCCGAACGGTCAAATTTCCCTCCGCCGTGTCGAGCCGGTCAAAGGCCTCGGCCTTCGGCGACATCTCCGTAACCTTGGCTTCCGCGATCTGGGTGCGCTGCGCATAGCTGGTCAGGAGGGGCACCAGTTGTGCTGGATCGTCCAGATTGATCGTCGCCGCCTGACTTACATCGTAAGAGCCCGTCTTGCGGATCGTCGGCAGGATTTCGTCCATCACCATCGCCTCGAACCGCTCGGCCGAGGGAAGCTTGGATCGGACGATCAGCCGGTAGACGTCACCTTCCGGGATGATCTTGGTCTGCGGGTCCAGATCGGAGGGGTGAACGTTTTGTTCACCCCCAACATCTTGTGCCTTTCGGCAATGGTCACGCACGGCCTTCTGCGGGTTGCTGTAGCCGAGCGCCCCAGCCACGTCCTTGCCGACGAACCACGGGTCACCGCTGATTTCCATGACGCGGATCGGTGCGCCGTCGAAGTTGAACGGAACGATCCCTCCCATCAGACTGCCCCCTCAAGCCGGACGCCCAGGCCGGGAAACCAATCGTGCCGAACACCAGGGCGTAGGTACAGCAGTTCGCCACCGCGCCGGGCGGTCGCCCAGACCGTCTCCTGGTTAATCTTGTCGTGCGCGTCGTTCCTGTACTGGAGGCCGACGAGGCGGGCACCATCGGGGAGCGTCTGCCGAAGGTGGCGGTTCAGGTTGATCAGATCCACTACCGCGTTCATCAGCGGGTCGCTGGTCGAGTCTTCCGTGAGGCGCTTTTTCCACCAGTCTGGAAGATCGGGTGTTTGCTCGTCGGGCATCTGGTAAGCCAGAGCCGGGATTGCGTTGGCCGCGAAGGCGGCGGCGGGTGCGAGCTTGAAAAGGTCGCGTCGTTGCAGTAAGCTCATTTCTGAACCTTTCGTCATTGTACGGTTTCACATTCAAAGCCGTCGGGATTGCAGTCCCGGCGGCTTTACTTTTCTGGCTTCTCGCTCAGCCGCATCACGATGTGCGTATTGAGCGATCGACCAAGGGCTTTCGCCTCCTTCTTCAGTTCTTCTCGGAGCATGAACGGAAGCCGAAGAGAAACTTGCGCCACTCCCTGCCCGCCCTGCGATCCGATAATGGTTTCCATATCTGCGTCCTCTCGTGATGCTATCAATACAGTTACAATCGTTTTGATTGCATTGACTGTCAAGCCTAAAAAATCACTTTGATTGCAGCGCAAGGAATCATCATGACAGACGACAGCAGCCAAAAACCAACAGTTCAGATCGCCCTTCGCCTCTCTCCAGACCTTCGCGACCGGATCAAGGGCGCAGCTCAATCGAACAACCGGTCAGTGAACAGTGAGCTTATTGCTGTTCTCGAAGAAAAGTACCCAGCCCCACGCCGATTGAGCGCAGTTGCGCAAGACCTTCTGGAAACCATTCGTGCCTACGAGAAAAAAACTGGCGTTCGCTTTTATGATGCGGTCGGTCCTGAAAAGGCTGAGGAACTGAAGGTTCAGCTTAAAACACTCGTCGCGTTGATGGACACGAAGCTGGAAGAGATCGATCGCGAAAATACTCCACCCACCACCTAACTCGCCACCATGGCCCAATCGATCCTGATGCGCTCAGAACACCGGCAATTCACCGTCTCGGCCGCCGGTGCTTCAGGGTCGTGTGGATGGGCCAAGAACGCCCCCGTCACAGGGCTTTGAAACTTCGCCTGCCAGCGGACTTCCTGACCTTGCATCGCCCGGTGGCTGTCGCGCGTCCTCGGCCCTGGCGTCGAATCCCAGATGCGTGTGATCGCCTCGACCGGAACCTTGCCGCTGTCGATCATCTGCTGCGTGGCCTCATGGCGCCCTGCGTTCATCGCGCCGTTGCCCTCGGTGCGGGCGATCATGTCGGCCCGGAGGCGTAGAAGCCGATCACTGTAACGGCCCGTGATCTTGTCGACATCAGCCTGCGAAAGAGGCCGGCCTTCCTTGATGGCCTTGCGCACCGTTCCGTCAAATCGGCGGTCCCGTTTCGCCCGGCGGAAATAGCAGCTATCCAGCGCCTCCAGTTCGACCCGTGCCTTTCGCACCGCTGCGGCCTGGCGACTGTGCAGTCCGATCAGCCCGCCCTTGCGCTGGTTGCCCTCGGTGCGCCCGATCAGGTCAAGTGTCGTCGCTCGGTAGCTCCGGTTCGTCTCCCGCGCCTCGACCAGCGTCTCCCGGATCACGGTCTCCACGCTTTCGCTGATCTCGGTGATCAGACGCCCAGCCAGACGGCGCGTCGTTTCGATGGCTCTCTCGTGGAACCCGTCGAACCGCACCACCAGCTTCGGCGCGGTATTTAATGCCCGCTTTGGGAGCAACCCCTGTTGGTACAGCCCCCCGGCAATGAAGGCGTTGGAGTGCGCCCGATCTAGGGGGGCGTAGAAGCCTCGCGCTGCGAACCCGATTGCAGCCCGCATGTCGAGAATAGCCGCCTCGATGTCCCCGGTCTCGGTGTACCGCTGCACGATCTCCTCAAGGGTCCGCTGAGCCGCAGCTGAACGCATGTCCGCGAAGGCCTCGATAAAGGCGTTCTCGATCTGGGTCAGATGCGGCGCCAGGGCTTCAAGAAACCGGCGGCGGGTATCGCGGGGCATTAGCTATCTCCACTCGCTGCCTGGCACTTCCAGTACAGCACTGTACCCCCCGGCTGTAGCGGATCGACAGCCTTGACGTGCAATGTGCGTCCGTCGCTCAAAACCACCGTATCGCCATTCTGCGGTTCAGTCACGTTGCCCGCGCTGTCGGCCAGCGGGACGGTCAGCATCAGCTTCACGTCCCGCTCGGTGATATCCGTCCCCTGACGATCCATCGCGCTGTACTGGTTGATCATGGCGACCGCCGAGTAGTCAGTTGGCTGGCCGGGGACGATGACAGGGTAGTTGCTCACGTCGTCCTCGCCAGGGCGGGTGATGGTGGCGATCAGCGGGTTGCCGTTGCCGACTTCTGCCGTGGCCTCAGCGACGGCCGCGAGGACCTCTGCTGCGATGTCAGCACCGCTCATACCGCCCACGCCCCGATGCCAACGATCCGCATGTAAGGCGCCAGCATGGCCTCAACCTTCGTGCTGACTGGCATGGCCCCCATGGCGCCCGAAGCGTCACCCCGCACGGTCCATTGGACATCACCAACCTTGGTCAGCGTCTTTTGCTGATCCGGGGTGAAGGTCTTTGACCAGAAGCCGGGTGTGGCCAGCTCCAGCTTGGCCAATTCGTAGACCGCCGCGTCAGCAATGGCATCCGGCGGGGCAGCGGACAGGCGCGGCAGCAGAGCATAGGTGTAGTGATCCTGAGCCCGCACGAGCGCCGCCGCACTGTCTGCGTCATCCGCCACCGCGTCACCGCGAGCCGCGGCATAGGCAATCCAGTCCTCGACGGAGGCAGTCATGGGTTAACCAGCGGTCCGTGCTGCCATGACTTCGTCCTTGACGCCTGGCCAGAGAGCATCGCGCTCTTCGGCAGTGAACGGCGCCGCATCGTCGGTCAGTTCGTCATTCAGAGCGCGCACATCGGGACGGCCGTCGGCGATGAAGTCGTCACCCGCAATTTCCATCGCGGCCAGCTTCAGCAGCTCCTGGCGCTCGACGCCGGACGGCGCGGGTTCGACGGGTACTGCGCCTTCAACAGGGTTCGTCACGGCAACCTTACCCACGGGGCGGCACTTGCCGACCAAGAAAGGCGGAATCTTGTCGCCTTCGAATTCCACGACCTCCCCAACGGGGATTTCGTCGCGCCCCTCGAAGACGCCCTTTTCAGTGATTTCGACCTTCATGTTGATGCCCTCCGGCTTTCTGGTGATCTCATGAAAGGGGCCAGGTCACCCCAGCCCCTCGCTCAGATCATCAGGAAGAATGCGCGATCCCTGATTGGTCTGCGGTGTCGTAGCGCACCTCGACCACAGCAGCCCCCATGGACATGAAGTTGTAATCGTCATGCGGGTTGGCGCGGAACAACGGCACTGTCGTCGGCGGCATCGCATTCAGCACCCGGATCAGCGTCGGGTCCTTGACAACAGCGATGATCTCATCGGCCGCAACGGACGACGACGGCACCACATTCGCCACACCGCTTTCGAGGACGCGCTGCGCGATCGTCTTGCCAGGATAGGACGTCGAGAAATCCGTCTCGCGTGCATATTTCCAGTCATTGATGTTCACGTAGAGGGTCGGCTCGGCGAAGACGTTCTTCGCGTAGAGCAGCGCCGTGGTCGCGTTGACATCCGCCAGCCACTCAGCACCGGTGCAGGTCGACAGATCGTTCGTCGTGGACCGGGTCGAACGCTTGGGGTGCGTGCGGATGCCGTAAAGCGGAGCCCCTGCGACCACCATCTTGGCGTTGCCATCCAGCGCCCAGGTCTCCAGGGTCTCGGAGATCTTGCGGTTGGAGTTCAGCCGGCCTGCATCATCCAGCTGGACGCCTTCGGTCTGAGCTGCTGCTACTTGCCGCCAGCCATAGCTGAACGTCGAATTGACGATCGGAACCGGGGTGCCGACATAGGCGTAGGTTTGCTGGTCCGTACGGGCGGTCGAGCGACCGTCCAGAGACACATTGACCTCTCCGGAGTCGCTGATCTGCTGGAAGTAGCTGATCAGCTTGCCGATCGGAAACGGACGGGCAACGGACGCGGCCAGGTCGTTGAACACGGCCAGCATCGACCGCTGAACCATCAGGCCATCGTTGTCCCATTCACCCCAGACATCGCGGGGCATCGGCGAGGCGTTGCCAAGCAGGTTCGCACCTTCCGCGGTGAGGCGGTGCGTTTCCGCCATTGCGATCTGCTGGGCGTTGAAGGCACGGCGCTGATTGACGACCGCGGCCTGCTGTTCTTCGGTGAAGCGAAGCATGTTTGCGGCCTCCTTATGCCGATGCCGTCAGGAAGCTGTTGGCGATGCGGACATCAGCCAGAGCCCCTGCGGAGATTGCGCCGGCGGTGCCGTCGAAGAACGCGAGGACGCGCTCCGACGCACCGGCAGCAGTGAGATAGCCCGAGGCGCCCACCGTCAGGGGAGCGCCTTTGGCGTAGGTCGCTGCCGCCAGGCGCGCCTGGTACACCTCGCCCGGCTTCGGCCGGTAGGCCACGCCCGTATCACCCGAGGCATAGGCCGTGGTGATGTCCTGGTCGTAGAACTGGCGGTTGCTGAGAATTAGCAGCTCGGCCTCGATGTCAGCTGCAGTTGCGACGGTGAACTCGTCACCGTCTTCAGTCACGAGGATGCCGGGCAAATAGGCGCCGGCGACGGTCATGTTGGAAACCGTTTCCGGCTCCTGATTGACCGGGTGGCGATAGATGACGTTGGCCATTATGCGGCCTCCTTCTTTTTGCCGTCGATGGCCGCGTTCAGCGAGTAGTCGGCCCACTCGTCATCGTCGCCGCCGGAACCGCCCGATGCGCCGTTGAGCGCGGCCGCCTTGCCGGGCTCCGCCTTCTTGGCGAGGGCGCGGGCCGCATTGAGCGTCAGCTCTTTCGCGGTGTCCTCGTCCATGAGGTTGGCTTTCACGATCTTGGCTGTCAGATCGGCCAGCTCGGCCTGTTCCTTCGCCTTGTTGGCCGCGTCGATCTGGTCGACGTGCTCCTTGATCGGCTTCACGGCCTCGGTAACGGCATTTGCGACCGTATCGCCGATGCCCTTGATGCTGTCCGAGAGGGATTTGACCTCTTCGGAAAGCGCGTTGAACTGTTCGTCAGAAACAGCCATGTCAGCTTCTCCATTTGCTGCTGAGGTTTCCCGCTCGGAGGCTCCGCGAAGAGCCTCTTTGATGGCGGATGCGATGCGCTCGACGATGGAAGCGCGTTCCATCTTGTCGACCGCGCGGATGGCCCAGTCGGCCGCCCACTCCAGTTCGCGCTCGGCCTCTTCGAGCGCGGAATTGATGACCTCGATTTCCTCGGTCTCGCCTTTGGCGTTGACCAGCATGCCGACACCCTGATCGGGAGTGGCCGCGCCCTCTTCGTTCAGCAGGATCGCGTCGTGGTCGAATTCGATATCGCGGGCGATGAAGTCGAACTTCTTTCCGTCACCCTCTTCCAGATTGCAGAGCAGCCCTGTCGAGGTGTGGATCGGTTCACCCTTATTGATGGCGTCGATGACCGCCTTGCCTTCGTCAGACCGGTTGGCCACCGTCACGTCGATGACCTTGTCGAGGAACACTCGCCCGTTCTCACGCCGCGCGTTTTCGTTCCACGCGCCTATGTACCCGACATTGATCCCCTCCGGATCGCGCGCGCTGACAAACCGGTTGCCAATCATCGGGTGGCCGTGCGGAGCCGGGGTGCGGTTCAGGCTGCGAAAGCTCTTCTCGATCTCGTCTGCCGGATACTGGATGCGGTTCATCACCACGTCGTCAGGCAACGTGGCCGAAGGAACGATAATGACCTGGCGCCCGTTCCGGGTTTCCCGGCGCACAGCGTTGGTGTTGGCCAACGAGCGAACGTTGACCCTGACCCGTTTCGTCATGGGCTTTCTCCTGTTCAGGTTTCGTCGTCGGCAGGGTCAAGCTCAGGCTCGACACCCATTTCATCGTCACTCGGCTCTGGCGCAGGGCCTTCCATGTCGATGGCCCCGCGGATTTCGTCGCCGGTAAAAACGTCGTCGCCGTTTGTCTGGTTGATGCCGGCCATCTTCACGGCCCTCTCAATCTTCTCTGCCATGCTGGCCTCGGTGAGGTCGGTCCAACTGAGGAACCAATCGCGCTCCGGCAGGATCCCGAACCGCTCAAGCCTGTTCACGAACTCCATGATCGTCGGAACAGTCACATCTGACCGGCGCCCCATGCAGGTCTGCGCCCACTCCCGGGCGTCTTCCTGGCTGGCTCTCTCTCCGGTCTGCATCCCGATGAGGATCTTCACCGGCATTTCGACCGAGGCCGCGAAGGAGTTCAGCGCCACCCCGTAGAAGTGTTCCGGGCTCGGCAGGTTAACCGGCAGAGTCTTTGCTGTAATGCCCTGCACCATGAGCAGCTTGTCGAAGCCTTTCTGCCAGGCCTCGGTCTGCTCATTCATGGCGTCGGTCAGTTCGGCCAGCTCAACGCCCATGGCCTGCGCCATCTCGGTCAGCTTTGCCTCTTTGTCCACCTCGAGGACTGGCGAGGACTTGGCGTTTTTCCAGAACCCTTCACCGCCAGCGCCAGAAACCTTCTCCAGGGTCATCAGGTCGTTGTAGCCGGCTTCCAGAAGGCTTTCGCCGAAGACCGTGCCGTCCTTGGAGAAGATGACCACCCGATCCGGGTGCACGCTGAAGGTTCGGCCACGCGACTTTGCGCCGGTCCCCACGGCCACCTCTCGGAACTCGAAAATTTTCGGCTGACCGTAGGTCTCGGACCTCTGGTCATCGTCCCATTCGGAAACGGTCAGCTGGTTTTCCCAGGCTGGAATGACCTCGACCAGCGCATCCAAGCCGCCCGACACCCGGTCAACCGGTTCGCGAAACTCCTTGCTGTCTGCCACCCTCAGGATCAGAGCGCCATAGTTTCCGACCAAGGACCGCCGCTCGGCCTCGGCTACCCGCTGCCAGACGCGCAGATCAGCGAACCGCTGGCGCAGCTCAGCCTCAAACTTCGTCTCTTCGTGCTGGTCTTCCCGCTCCTGCAGAAAGGGATAATCCTGCCAGACCTTGCGGGACGTCTTGCTCACCGCCGCCTTGGCGATCGAGTTGCGCCGCCAAGCCGAATACAGCTGGTCAAAGGTCAGCGTCGTCGGCCAACCAAAATCCGCGTAGTGGTTATGCTTGGCGTTCTGAAAGTAGCCCGGGAACATCGCCGACAGGTTGCGGGTCAGTGCATTGCTCAGCAGCGCATTGCGCAGCAGCTCGCTCACGTTCAGGACGGGCTTGTTCATGCTGTGGCCCTCCGCTTGCGTAGGAACATTTGCGCCGGAGCCGACTGCCCAAGCATCAATTCAGTAAGAGCCCAGACCAGCGCGTCGGCCCGGTCGGGCGAACCGCCCCCAACGAAGCCCGCCGAGGTGAAGTTGCACATTTGGTCCTCGAGGTCGGGGAAGTCCCCAACGTGGTGCACCCTGCCCTGCTCATAGAGCGCGCTGATCGGCTCCGCCCGCACCGCCTTGCCGCGGCTGGCCACCACTTCCTTGAACGAAGCATTCTTATCGGCGGTGGCGACCGTGAAGCGGACCATATCGCCGCCGAAGTTCCGCTCTCCGACGATCCGATCCGCGCCGTGGTGGTCGTACCTCTCCACGGCCCGGCGCCCCCAGCCTTCCGGCGACATCTGGCAGGTCGCATCCTCCAGGATATAGCCATGCCCATCGACACCGAGCCCAGCGACAACAATCCCGATGTCATCGCCACCGTCATCCCCCCGAGTCCCTGAAGGGTCCACTGCCACTACGATCCGTTGCAGCTCCGGCGCCGAAGCGACCCGCAAGCTGTCGAGACCGGGCATTGTCTTGCCATCAGGTGCCTTGCGGTCCTCAAGCGCCCAAAGCGCACCGTTGACCTCGCTGGCCCATTCGCCCGCCTCGAAACGCAACCGCTTGGCGGCCGACATGCTGGCCAGGACGTCGAAGTATTCAGCCGGAAGGTTGTCGACGTTGTCGGCCGGGTTCACCAGCATTTCGGCGTAGTCAGCCGGATTCGGCAGCGCTTCCTTGGTCCCGGGTTTCAGCTTCGCCCGAAACATCTGATAGGACCAATGTAGCTTCGATGGCGGGTTACAGTCGAAGTAGGCCTTGAGCGCCAAGGTCGCGCGGCCGGTCACCTCAGCGATTTCCGGCGCCAGCATGCATTTCTGAGCCAAGCGCGACATTGCTGTCTCGACAGACCCCCAAGGTATCTGACTGCTCTCATTGAAATACAGGGTGGCGTATTCCTGGCCGAGGATCTTCTCCACCCGCTCCTTATCGTCGAGACCCGCGATCCAGATTTGAGAGCCGTTCGGCAGCTCCACATAGAAGTCCGTCTTGTCGAACCTCACCCGAAGATCGGGAAAGCATAGCTTCAGAACCTTCGGAAGCGTGTCCGACCAAACCGAGGTCTTTGCGTGGTTGAACCTGAACCGGAAGATCGCATGGCGCGACCCTGGAGCGTTGATGGCCCGTTGGATGATGGCCCGGATCAGGATGAACGTCTTGCCCGAGCGCGACCCACCCCGGAGCATGATGTTGCGGGCCTTGCTCGCGAGTAGCTTGTTGGCCTCGCGCTGCTTGGGCGTCAGGGTCGCGATTGGCGGGCCGCCGTTGTGCCCGATACTGCTCACAGCTCGGCGTCGTCCTTGTTGACCGTCAAGCTGATCCCGCCCTTGTGCTCGACCTGGTCGCGGAAGGCTTGCACCTCGACATGCTTGCCGATGAGCTCAATCCGCTTGATGCGGTCGGAGATCTTGATCTTCTTCACATGCCCGACGACCTGGCCCTCGACGGTGATCTCTTCCACGTCCAGGCCAGCTACCAGGCCTTTGCGCCAGATGGCGGGCCATTCGTGGACCGGCTTCAGGTTTCCGTTATCGTCGTAGAGATCGGCCATGTCGGCATCTGCCTCATCCGCCAACCGTTTCAGCACCCAATCACTGTCGATCTTGGTCCGATCTGAGCGCTCACCCTTCGCGGAAGCTATCGCTTCAGCGATCTTAGGTTTTCTCAGGTTCTCATGGCCAACCGCGGCTGCCGTCTTCCCGCTGTAGCCGGCCCTGATAGCCGCCTGTGTCGCGTTCAGGTCGATGAGGTACTCTTCGACGAAACGCGCCTGTTTCGCCGTGAGGCTCATGCGCCAATTCCTTGTGCTGTGATGATCCCCACGCGCCTCGAATTCCCGGAAAAGGTCATGAAACCATCCCCAGCCACTCCGGGTTTACGCTGCCGCGCATAAGAGACTATGACCGCCGCGTGGGGGATGACGGGGGTAAGGACGGACTGGGAATGAAAAACGCCCGAGAGGGGTTTCCTCCGGGCGCATACGTCTTCCGATTATGCCAAGCATTGTGCCAAAATTAGTCGGATAGTCAATACCTGCGTATTGCCTCCCACATATCGCGCATCGCCTCCTTCTTGGCCGCATGCAGTGCCTGCTTTGACAACCCGGTTGCCGCGCAGACGGACCGGTCTCTTACACCGCATGCCTTCAGATAGACCGCCTTCTTTAGGCGCGACTTGGCGCCCTTCCTGGAAAGTGCGTATCCGTGCCAGACATCCAGAACAAAGGTGGCCCGATCGATCTGCTGAGACGAAGGGATCGGCTTGGCGGATACCTCCGAGGGCGCATCCTCCACCTCGCCTTTGATGTAGGCCATCATCAGATGCCAATAGGATACATCGTCGGGCGCATCAGGCATGGCAGACTTCGCCGGGAACCCGGTCCGTGGCGGCGCTGTAAAGGCCCGAGACGATACGTCTGCGGCCTCGCACAACAAAGCCCACATGACGTGGCTCTCATCCATCTTCACGTCGCTTCGGACCATGTCCTGGGCCATTTCCGTGCCAGCGGCGATCATGGCGCGAAGGTCGTTTTCCGCCAGCTTTCGCATCTGCATACCCATACGCCGTCCCCTTCTCTACGTTCGAACGTTGCTTTTTTTGTCTCTGTCCATCAGTTCAGCCCGTTGTGACGGGCATAGGACGACCAGCCCCAGCGAACGCTGAGGTTGGTCCCTGCACCCGCCGCAGTCTTGACCTGTCCATTCAGACGAGCCCGCCGCTTCAGGCCCAACAGGTCGCGCGTTCACGCCTGTCGGTTGGTGGCTACTTGCGGCGCTCGAACGCTGCGCCGGGGATCGGGCTTCCACCTTTCGGACTGCCCTTTGCCTTTGATCCCGCCCCGTGGTAGGCTTTCCGCAATATCTGGTGCCACTGTCTGTCAAACCGTCCACCAGTTGCGGCCCCGCGTTCCGAGAGCGCGGGGCCTCTCCATGCTCAACCCCCTCGCACTTCTCGCAAATGCACCGCCACAGCGCGGAGGCCGTGCTCTTGATGCATATCGTTGAAATCCCCAAGCGCGGGCGGCATGGTCCACACCCGCCCGCTCTTGGCCGCGTAGAACTCACCCGTGCCCTTCCCGTGCAACTGCTCGAGCGGCTTGTCATGGTCGGCGGCGATGATGCTGCCGGACAGCCCCTCAGCCACCTTCGCGACGTTGGCCGCAGAGAATGCGCTGAGGACGGTCGCTGAACGCCCCAGGAGGCGCAGAGCGGCACGCACAGACAGCGCGGTCGCATAGCCCTCAGCCACCCAGGTTTCTCGCCCGGTTGCCAGCCTGTGTGCCGCTCCCTTCATCGGAGCGGCCTTCATGTTCAGCTTGGCGCCCTCGGCATCGATCAGCTGGACCGTAACAACCTGCTTCGCGATCCGGCCCGGGATGACCAGGAAAGGCCCGGCCATCTGGCTTACCTGATAGCGCATGCCGTCGAAGAACTCGCCAGACGGGATCAGTCGCGCCGGATCATCCAGCACGTTGCCGATCTCGTCTGGGAAACCCTTCCGCTCAAGGTATGGATGGGCGAGAGGTTCACAGGCTGCTACCATTGCCGCTGATGCCCGCACGGCCGCCTGCCGGCGCTCCTGGTCTATACGCTCCGCCTCGGGGTCACGGCGTGGCGGCTTGACCTCACCAGGCCCAGCCAATCCATCCAGCTTGAAGCGCTGCTGCTGCCCCGAGGACCAATTCCACGCAATTCCGCCTCGTCCATCGTCGAAGATCAGAACTCGCCCGGCGCCGTTAGAACGCCCCTTTCCCACGACTGGGCAAGCAACCCACTCACCCGCCTTGGCCTTCCGGGGCGGTTCAATCTGCACTGCAGCGCAGGCTTGAAGCATGGCGTCGTGAATACTCATCGGATCACGCCTTCGGAGGGAAAGAACCGATGGCAATGTAGCCAGGAGGAAGCAGGGTCACTGCTCCATCCGAGACACGGACGGCTCCGGCGACCTCCATGCGGCGCAATGCCCTCAACGTAGACGGCCGATCCCGGTCGATCCGCTCGCTCAAAGCGGCGAGATCGCACCCCCCCCCAAGCACCCTCAGGTTGTCGATGATGCGGCCTCGCAGTTCGGTGATCCTCATGCCGCTCTCCGTGAATTCTTCCGGAAGCGCTTCACTTCGCGATCAATCAACGCGAGCGCCGAAGGATCGACGGACTGGGGGATCGGAGCATCGAACCACCCGAAGGGCAGTTTCTGGCCGGGGTAAATGTCCCTGAACACTCCATAACTCCAGCGCCGCGCGTGATCCTCTCCCTTCCTTGTCCGCTCGGACGTGAAGAAGAGGGCTGCGTCCCAGACCATGCGCGGGTTCTTGAGGCAGTCGGCGCGAAGCCCTGGCCGGGGCTCCATCAGCATTTCCTGAGGCTTGAACTCGTGCATTTCGCCAGCGACATTGACGACACCAGACCGCGCGGGCTTCTCCCACCCGCACGCCATGCAGGTGTTGCCTCTCAGCGTGCCACTGCACTCCGGACAAACGACCTTTTCGCGAACGTGCTCGCCGCGATCCCTCGGCTTGCTGTCGCGCTTGGCAGCATGAGACAGTTCGCCAACGCCATTTTCCCAGATGTCGAACATGTCGACACCAAACCGCTCGATGTTGCCCGAGTGATCAAGCCAGAGCGCGCCTTCCTTGTCGTCGTGCGTTCGCATGATCCGCCCGATCTCCTGCATGTGGCTCGACAGGCTCTTGCGGTAGGGCTTGCAGGATATGCCGCACTTCACGTCCGGCACGTCAAAACCCTTTGTCAGGACACCGCAGGAGACCAGACCGTCGATGATGCTGTCTGGCCGGCGGAACTCGGCAATCTTCTCGGCCCGCTCTTCGTCGCTGCGGTCGAGATAGCTGATCTGCTGAAAATTGAAGCCCGCTGCGGAAAACGCGGCGCACAATTCCCGCCCATGCTCGACAGTCGGCGAAAACACGATCGTCTTGACCGGCCCGCCGAATTCCTCGCGCGTCTTTGTGATCCACTCCTGGACCACATCACCGACGATCTGGATGCCGGCGGTCGAGGCGCTGCTGTCTGAGAACTCTCCGTAGCTGTTGAGCCCAAGCTCAGCGTCCTCAGGGGATTTCGCGATGAAGATCTTCGGCTCGACCAGAAACCCGTCGTCAATAAGCTTGCGGGTCGGGATGACGTTGACGACATCGTCCCAGTCATCAGCCATTCCGGCAGTGAACGGGGTAGCTGTCAGACCGATTTTCACCGCATCAGGATGCCGGGCGATGTATTCAAGCGTTGCCTTGTACCGGCAATGCGCCTCGTCCACCACGATTACAGCGGGGTCTCTCGGCAAGGTTCGGCGCGCCAGCGTCTGTGCGGAGCAAACCTGAACATTCTCGTTCGGCATCCATCGGTCGTTGATGCCCTGCACGATCCCGTGCTGAATGCCGTACTCGTCGAATACGGCGCTGGTCTGGTCGACCAGGGCAACCCGATCCACGATGAACAGCGCATAGCTACCCTTCCGGTCTGCCTCCTGCAGCAGATGCGCGGCGGTCAGCGTTTTTCCTGCCCCGGTTCCAGCACACAGCAATAGGCGCCGCTTTCCGTCCCTGATCCCGTTGCGCAGGTTCTCGATCGCGTCTGCCTGGTAGGGGCGCAAGTTGATCTCTTTGGGTTCCTTGAAGTTCAGCATTTGGCGGCCTCCCGCTTCATGATTTCCTCATAGGCTGCAGTTTCCGCTTCATGGCGGGCCTGGCCTCCGTCGAATTCCCTGATCGCAGCTCGCTCCAGCCAGTCGTCATATGATGGCCAGACCTCGCGCATGAGCTCGTCCCTGCGCTCTCCAATCCACTTGATCGCCGCATCGGTGAGACGGCCGCGCCGGAGCCTGATCCGCCATTGATCTCGGACGACCTCGCCTCCGTTGGCGCGTATGCGGTCGAGGATGCTCAAAGGGGTATCTCCTGCCCCTCAAGCTGCTTTCTGAGCCTGTCGATTTCGGTTTTCTGCGCGTTGACTTGGCGTTGCAGGCGGGCGGCGTTGGCTTGATGCTCCTTCGATCGCCCTTCGGACTCGCGCAGTGCGCGTCGAGCGTTGCCAAGGGCCCGGCCGCCCTCGAGGTCATCGAAGGCTTTGAGTTGGGCTTTCAGTTCTTTCACCTCGGACTGCGCCGCCTTGCGCTTGGCCTTCTCGTCCTGCAGGTCCGCCCGTAGGCCGATGACCTCGTCCTCAAGTCCCTCGCGCGACAGTTTCGAAAGCTCTTTGCGTTCCTTGGCGTGGGGGTCAGGTAGCGTATCGGGGGCTTTCGGTTGCGGATCTTCGGATTTCGGCTCCGGTTCGGCTCCGGTCGGTTGATGATCCGGCTGGGGTTCAGGCACGGGGGCGCTCTCCGCGGGGGGGCGCACCGCCTCTGCAGGCTTGCCGATCTTGGCCGTGTTCATGGTGGCCTCGGTGCCGTGCTTGGTGGTGTAGGTGCGCGGCTCACTGTCCAATTGGACAGTGACGGATTCCGATCGGTACTTAGAAACCGTCGTGGGTGAAGCGCCAACGTGCCGGGCTATTTCCCTGTCGGACCACCGCCCCCATTCCTCATCCTCCAGCATCATCATGATTGCCCGCCGCCTATCCTCGCGCGACCGCCGAAGACCGTGGGCCTTGTTGGCAGCAGCGGAGTGCAGCATCGCCCGACGCCGGTCTCCCTGACGGACCTCTGCCGGCACTTCCGTGCGCCCGACGCGGGCCCATGCCGCGACCCGATGAAAGCCATCGGCCAGCCAATAGCTCTTGCCGTCGTAGTAGACGATGCAAGGCGGGAAAACCGTGTCCGGATCAGCCATGGCCTCCGCGTACTCAGCCACGGTCTCCTCATGGATTTGGGCGCGCGACTGCGTCCCGCCGTCAGTTCGAATTTTCGCCAGTTCGATCATCGTGCATGTCCTTCTGAATCCTGCCCACGCACTTTCCTCCGGCTCCTCCGTGCGCCGAATGCACAGCCCTTCGAGCCAGCCGGGTTGATGCCAAGAGCCTTGCCCCGCGCCAGGAGCGCCGCCCGCTCGCCGGGAAGTTCGGCTCGGTATTTGCCGAGAACGCTCCACCAGCCTTCGACCTCACCAGCGGAGAGAGTGGCGATTTGATCGAGCTTGGGTGACGCGGCCATGTTCAATGCTCCACGAACGCGACCGGGCCACGGCTGGCCCAGCAAAAGCCGCAGTTGCCGCAGTGGCGCCCGTCGTCATCGCCGTTCATGGATGCCGTTTGCTCAGGGCAGACGATGGCATCCCCGATGCGCTTCTTCTCGGTCGGGAAGTCGATCGTGAAGCTGCCCCATTCGCCGGATCGCCCGCTCGTGCGGATCATGAAGCGGTCGGGACAATCAGACCGAAGGGCGTTGATCGCATCACCGATCGGTGTGCCCGAGGGGCGCGCGGTAAAGCCGAAAGCATTAAGGTTCGGCAGTTCGGCCAGCATGCTCCGCCAGAATTCGACGTATTCCACCGACCAGAAATCCCCGAGGATATGCAGCCGTACCAGGACCATTTCGTTGACCCGGCAAGCATCCTTCAGTTCTTCTGCCAGCTTGCGCATCAAGCCCGGGCCATGGGCAAACCGATGCGCATATTGCATGCCGTTGCCGTAGCACTCCCGGTAAACCAGGCAGGATCTCGGGCAGGTCGCCCGCTCCTCCAGCGTCAGGGTGAGGATCTTGGCCCCCTTCAAACGCCCCTTCAAAACGCCGCCACCGATTTTCGATGAATTCGCCCCGTCCTTCAGGACGGTCTGGCTTCCGTCCAACGGGTCCCGGCGCGAATGCGGGAACATGGTTTCGTGAAGATCCTGAGGCGCCAGCCGCGAGGCCTGGCCGGTTGGCACCGGTGTCGTCTTGAACCGCCGCCGGTCACGAACTTCTGCACGCTTACGCTCCGCCTTCCGGGCCTTCTCTTCTGCGATGTGATCAACCCGACCAGCTGCTCGGCCCCTCCGCGGGATCGAAATGCCGAGTTCAGTGCAGTCCTTGTAAATGGTCGCGCGGCTGCAACCGAGGCGCTGCGCGATTTGGGGGCCAGTCAGGCCTTCCTCGATCAGGCGGGGGATCTGAGCCCGTCGCCCCTCATTGCCGCCAGCATCCCGGCGCTGCGTCCGGTTCGGCGAAAGGCCGAGGCGCTTGCAATCCGCGCTGATGGCCGAGGTGCTGACACCGAACTTCTCGGCCAGCTGAGGATTGGTCATGCCGGATGCGACCAGAGCCGGCAGTTGAGATCGGCGCTCAATCGCCTCTTTCAGTTCGCGCTTGTAGGGTGAGGGTGGCGTCAGGCCGAGTGCCGACAGGTGACTTTTCACCGTCCGGATATGGATGCCGGTTTCCCGCCCAATCTGCGCTGCCGTTTTCTTGCCGTCGAAGGCGTCCCGGATTGCCGCCCGGTTCTTTTCGACGCGAGGGTCGTGCCGGGACTTCGCGGCGATGGCCTTGGGCGCAGTCTGGGCCGTCAATGCGGGCTTCGGCTTCGGTGCAGCCCGCCTTCTCGTCTTCTGTTGCTGCTTCACGCCCAGACCGAGGACGGAGCAATCCTTGTAGATGACTTGGAGGCTGACCCCGAGGGCATCCGCCGCTTCCTGGGCCGTCTTGCCATCGTGGATCAGGTCAGAAACCTTGATGCGGCGGGCCGCAACCTCTGGCGTTGTACCGCTCTTGCGGCTCTTGCGACGGTTCGCCTCCCGCCAGCTTGGGCCGGTGGATTCGAGCGTTCTTCCGTTCCAGACATACGGCGCTTGCGAAGTGGTCCCGGCTGGAACCTTGGTCACCTGGTTCTTTGCCAGAAAGGCATCGATCAAGGCTTGGTCGGATGAGGAGACAGCGTCAGGCATGGTTACGACACCGTCCGGGTTACCGGCAGAATACCGGCGCGGTGGTCGAGGTCCCGGATTGCATCGGAACAGGCGTCGCGGGCCTCGATGAGTTCGCGCCGCGTCTGATGCGGGCATGCACCGGAGTTCAGCGCAATGACGGCCTCGGAGTGCTCTTTGACGATGGCCGACACGTGCTGCGAAACGGACTGCGCCGGGGCTTGGTCGTGCGCGGTGAATGCGCCCCCGGCCAGCGCCGCGAAATGCTCGGCGATGGCGCGGGCATAGGCGGGATCAATGCGGCCAAGGCGGTCGAGGTAGTTGACCCCCAACCCACCTGGGCGGTGATCGTTGACCTCAGTGCCATAGCTTGCCGTCGAGAGAGCGATGCCGAGAAGCTCTGCGGCTTCTTCGACACCACCCGCTGCCCGATAGGTGGCCGCAACGGCGCTCTGGATTGTTCCTGCCTTCGTTGGCCTCATGTGAAAAATCCTCTGTCGGTTTCGCTTGGCGGCGGGAAAAGGGGCGCTCATTCTCGCCGGTATGTCAGTGAGCGATGCATATTCAGGCCGTTCAGGCGGCTGGGATGCGGATCGGCGAAAGCCGAATGATCCGTGTGATTTCGAGGCTTCCGACTTTGTGACGGATCTCGATTTCCTCGGCCTGGGCGGCGAAACGGTCCAGCACGTCCCAGAATTCAGAACGATTATCGTCGGAGACTTCTGTGGCCGTCGCCGCTGGTTCAGGTGTACCGCTCAAGCTGCCACCTCTCGATCCGGAGGAGGGTTGTCTGCCATGTACCGGCGGAGCCGTTCCTCGGCATCCTCTTCTCGCTCGAGTTTCTTCCGAAGCCGGTCGAAGTACCGACTGTTGTTCAGCACGCGCACCGCCAGAGTGGCCGGGCTGATACGCGCGGCGTCGCAGTATTCTTCGACGTCTTTGATGAGTTGCTCGGTCATGGCTCAATAAATGGCCAATTGTCCAGAATCTGTCAAGGACAAATGGCCAGTAGAATTGGCCTGCGCTACTGCATTTAGTGGCCACATGGCCAAAAACATCAGAGACCAGTTCCTTGACTACCTAGGCGCTACGGGAATGTCCGTCGCAGAGTTCTCCCGACGCTCTGGCGTGAGTTACGATGTGCTGAACAAGCTGAAGCGTCGCGACAGCTCAAGCACATCGGCTGAAAATGCTGAGAGAATTCGCAATGTGATCGAGACGGTAGTCGAATCGCAATACGAAGCGCAGATCGCAGCCCCAAGCCTCAATGAGGACACCCCCGCTTTCCAGCGCGTCGAACCAGGGGAACCCGTCCAGACCGAAATCGACCTTGTGCCAGTGTACGACCTATCCGCCAGCGCGGGATACGGCGCGGTAATAGACCAAGAGACTGAGGTCTACTCCCTCGCCTTCCCACCCGCCTATCTAAAACGCCTGACCAGCAGCAGTCCCGGCAACCTCGCCATCATCAGCGTGAAGGGCGAGAGCATGGAACCGACGCTCCTGGACGACGACATCGTCCTGCTCGACGCGAGCAAGACGAACCTCAGCTTTGACGGCCTGTTCGTGCTGCGCTTCAACGACGCCCTACACGTAAAGCGCGTGGGAAGGTCGGTGAAGCGGGGCCATGTCATGATCATCTCGGATAACCGGGAACTATATCCGCCTCTCGACGCTGCTGTCGATGACATCGAGCCAGTCGGGAAGGTGCTCTGGTATGGGCGCAAGGTATGACCCCGGAACAACGCATCCTTGCCTTGGAACGCGAGCTGGCCGACACCCGCTCCGCTTCCGCCCGCATGGTGGCGGATATCATCCGGGGCCTCGTTGAGACAGAGGCTGGCAGAGCCGAGGTGGCCGACGACTTGCTCGCCAGCGCAAACGACAGCAGGACGGCGCCGATCGAGGCCAGACTGGCAAGGCTGATGGCGGCTGCGTTGAGGGGGTGATATGGATTTTGCGGAGAATACCTGTTTTCGTTTGGCAGACGTGTACGCCGCGATCGCTGAATCAGATCCCAAAGGCAACCTTGTGCAGGGTCTTGCCGCGGCATTCCCAGAAGTCGACTCGGATGAGGCTCGGATCGCGATCATCCATTTGTTCGATGACGCCATTGAGGAGATTGCTCACCTGCCTGGCCTGCCCGAGCAGAATGTTCGTGACATGCTTAGCAGTGTCCGCCACTTTCAAGGATTAGCGCTGAAGGGACTTGCGCAAAATGCCGTCAAAGAGTTCGTGGCGGCCTCTCAGGCCAAGAACGTGATTGGAACCCTTCGCCTAGTCGGAAACACAGTCGCGACAAGCCGGATAGCTACGACACAGAAATTTGACCGACAAGAATTCATAGGAACTACCGAAACCATGCTGGAAGCCGTTAGGGCTTCTACACTTCCCGAGATGCAGAAGGCCGTCGTCGCCCTGAAACTGTCTGCATTGCTCCGCATCATGCATGAACGCGAAGGCGCTTCAGATGATCAGATTCGCCGTCGATTGAAGGGAATTTTCGCGGATCTGCGAGACGAGTTTGAAAACGTAGACGGCGAGCAAGCCGAATTTCTGGAAAAGTTCAGAGCATGGGTTGCATCTTCAATGAAGGGCGGTGCGTTCGCACTGGGATTGACGTCTGATGTCCTGACCCTGGCAATGATTGCAGGCCCTGTAGCCTTGGCGATTACCAACCAGAACTCGGAAGTCAAGTTGATCGAAGGTCCGGGTGCGGACGGTCAAATTAACACCAAGCCGACCGACGAGAAAACAGCGAACGACTGATCGCAGCCCCCTGCAGGATACCAAAAAGGTAAACTTGGGCCGGTGACAGCCAGCCCTCTATAACAAAGAAGAAGGTCATAGGTAGAGCGACCAACGCCGCTGCCAGAATTATCAACCTCATCCACCCTCTCCCGCCCGGCCCTGCGCCGGGCTTTTTCATGTCCGCCAGCACCGCGCTGACACCGGAACTGTAGCACAGCGATTCGGGATTGGCCAATTAAGTTTGGCCATTTGTCCTTTTTCTTGCTTGACGTTTGGCCAATTGTCCTATTATGCTATACCCATCACCCGCCGAAGACGCCACCCGGCAGATCGCGGAAACCGATGGAGAGAAGCACATGCTCACCTTGAACGAAGCCCTCAGCAAGATCGACCAAGGCTGGAACCTCAGCCGCGAGATCTCCGAACGCGCTGTCATTGTCCGGTCCCACGCTCAGAAGGGCCATGTTGAGCGGGCTGAAGAAGTTGCTTTCGAAATCGACACCCTTCAGCGCGCCATGTTCCACCGGAGCAACCCGACGAGCGTGTGGGAAGGCGACCGCACCGACGGTATCGTCTGGCGCATGTCCACCGCAGCCTGGGCCGACAAGGCCGTGCACGGCTATCTTCTTTCCCGCTACCTGGTCACGCCATTCGGCACGTCCCACGACAACGCTGAGGCGCTGGCTCGCCGCATTCTTCGCCCCCGGCTTCCGCTCAGCCTTGAGCGCGTCGACCAGTTTCAGCGGGTGGCGGCATGACCCCCGAACACTCACGGAACCCTGCCCGCTCCTCCTCCCTGGGTGGGTCCGTCGGACAGGGGCTCTCCTCCTCCCTGCCCCTGTCCGCCCCGATCACCGGAGAAGTCGGCGACTGGCTCATCAAGAGCCGCCGCGACCTCCGCATCCGCAACGCCGTCAAGGCCTGCCGCGAAGGAACGAAGATGCCGGGATACACCCCTTCCAGCAAACCTATCGCGGAGATCCCGCCGAAGCCTGCCAAGGCCTACTGGTTCGACCGCCCCAGTGCGTTCATGGCCGTCTGTGCTGTCATCAGCCTGATTGGCCTCGCGATCATCGCTTGGAGCGCTTGACCATGACCGGCAATGCCCATTTCATCGCCAGCTTGTACGGCGCGACGCGGGCGCACACCCGTTATCACGCGGAGCTCCTGTCATTCGAAGCGGGAAACCCCGCCAGACGGGTCGACCTCGGTTGTCCGCCCCACGTCGCCACTGCCACCGCCAAGGCTTTCAACCGCGCGATGCAGGCGCAGCTCGTCGAGACGTCCAATCGCCCTGTCTACGAATACCGCGGTTTCCTGTTCTGGCCGGATGGCCTCGACGACGCCTGGGAGCTTCGCCGCAAAGATTGCGTGATGGACGATATCCGGCCTGCCGCAGGCCTCTTCGACGCCATGGACCAGATCGACGCAATTCTCGACCGGGACGAAACCACGAACTCGGAGGACGCCGCATGACCACCCAGCAGAAAGTCAAAACCGACGGCGCAGCAGAAGTGCAGCCCAAGCCGACCGGCCTGGACCTTCTTCGTCAGCCGTTCGCCGCCCATCATATCTCGAAGCTTCCGAAACCCACCAGGAAGCAGACCGAGGAAGTCAGAGCGGATTTCAAGAAGGGCATCCGCTGCCAGCAGTGCGGCCAGTGGCATCATCCGCAGGTCCAGCACCTGGATTACGTCGGCCATGCCGCCCTGACCGACCGCCTTCTCGATTGCGATCCCAACTGGAACTGGGAGCCCGTGGCCTTCTCGGATAACGGCACTCCGCTCCTGGATGAGAACGGGGGCATGTGGATCAAGCTGACCGTCTGCGATCAGACCCGCCTTGGTTACGGCCACCCCGACGGCAAAAAGGGTGGCGACGCAATCAAGGAGGTGATCGGCGACGCGCTGCGGAATGCCGCGATGCGTTTCGGTGCCGCTCTCGACCTCTGGCACAAGGGCGACCTTCACGCCGATGAGCCCACGCCTGACGCAGATAGCGCCGACAAACGGACCCAGCAGCAGCCTGACAACCAGGTGCCCGAGTTCAATGCCAAGTCGGAGACCGACAACGTCATCGGCAAGCTTCAGGAGGCGCGCGGTATCGACACGCTGACCGAGCTTTGGCGGGAAGCCGGCGAAACCATTCTGAAAATCAAGGGCGCGTCGAAAGCCGAATACGACCGCCTCTCAGCCGAGAAAGATCGCCTGAAGGCCAAGCTCACCCAGACTCGCAACCACGATCTCGGCGACGACGAGATCCCGTTCTGAAAGGACGCCTCATGTTTATCACCTGCAGCTTCAAATCCGACGGCTCCGGTCGCGCATACACCTACCGGCATGAACTCGAAGAGCCTGTCGCGCCTGGCGACCGCGTGACGGTCCTTGGCCCTGACGGTGTCGAGAAGATCGTCACTGTGGTCGAGGTCGATGTCGATGAGCCCGCCTTCGCCTGCAAGGCGACCACAGGCATCTACCAGCCCGAGACCTCCGAAGAGCAGGAGACCTGAGCCATGGATGGATCGAACCCTGCTGTCGGGCACAATCGCCCGCCAGACCCGATAGACGAGGCTTTGGCCCCCTTCTCGGATGCCATCGCAGAAGCTGAAAACTGGCTGGATGGCGAGCCGGTCGAGAACGAAGGTCAGATGAAAGCCGTGGATGCGCTGATTGCCGACATCCGTAAGGCCGGAACTGCCCTCGCCAGCGCCAAGAAATCATCGACTGCCCCGCTCCATGACGCGTGGAAGGCGGAGATCGCCCGCTGGAAGCCGACGGAAGATGACATCGAGCGGATCAAGAAGAGCCTTGTCGCTCTCGTCGATCCGTTCAAACGCAAGCTTGCAGCCGAAAAAGCCGAGGCGGAACGGAAGGCCCGTGAAGAGGCCGAGGCCAAGCGTCGGGAAGCAGAGGCCAAGGCCCGTGAAGCCCGTGCAGGCGATATCGAAAGCCAGCGCGAGGCCGCTCGAGCCCAGGCGGAAGCCGAGGTGTCACAGAAGGCTGCGGCCAAGGCTGGCAAAGACAAGCCGAAGGGCCTCCGGACGGTCACGAAGTTCGAGATCACCAGCCACCGTGACCTCCTTGCCTGGCTCTACAAGAACCGACCCGACGACATCGCCGCCTTCCTCGAAGAGTGGGCGCGCCGGAACCATCGCGAGACCCAACAGGCTGACGGGCTGCGGGTCTGGCAGGAGAAGGAGGCATACTGATGCCAGCTCTTTCCGACGCCGACCTTCTCGCTGAAATCGAGCGCCGAGCCGAAGGAGCTGACCCGATGTGCGGCCCTGACTACCACGCGATCGTCAGCGACTTGGCCGAAGAGGCCGGCCTGCCGTTCGAGCATGTCCGGGGGATTTGGCTGGACAGCTGGAACATGAGCGGGGTGGCGTGAAATGGCGACACGCGTGATCCGTGATCCAGACGACATCGGAAAGCTGGCGACGTTCCTGTCGGCCCGGACAAAGTTCCCGTTGACGCTCACGGTTACGCAAGGTGTCAGCCGCCGTCCGGCTCAGAATCGCCTGGCACAACGCTGGTACACCGACGTGTCGCGCCAGTTGGGCGATCAGACCCATGAGGAAGTCCGTGCCTTCTGCAAGCTGCACTTCGGCGTGCCGATCCTCCGGTCAGAAAACGAGGCGTTCCGCCAGTCCTATGACCGGACGATGAAGCACCTGCCTTATGAGGAAAAGCTGGCCGCGGTTCAGGCCTTCGATCTGCCCGTGACGCGCCTCATGACGGTCAAGCAGATGACTGCGTTCATGGATGAAATGCAGCGCCATTGGGCTGGCCTGGGTGTCAGGCTGACCGATCCGGAAGCCCTCAAGTATGAGGAGGAATTCGCATGACCACAAAGGCAATACATTGCTGCGGGTGCGGTCTTGAGGTCGCCGCCCGGCTGACGAATGGAGCAGAGGTTTATCCGCATCGATCCGACCTGGCGAAACTGCCCTTCTGGCGGTGTGACGCATGTGGGAACTGGGTCGGGTGTCACCACAAGACAAAGAACCGCACCAACCCTCTAGGGTGTATCCCAACACCTGAGCTGAAGGCCGCGCGCCAGCACATCCACCGCGTTCTGGATCCGATCTGGCAGTCTGGAGATATGGAGCGAGGGGAGGTCTACCGCGCGATTGAGAGCCGACTTGGCATGACGACGCGATATCACACCGCCCAAATCCGAACGGTTGATGAAGCTCGCCAAGTCTACACGGCTGTACGTGACATCGCGGCCGAGAACGGTGGAGCTGTAATCGAATGAAACGCAGCATGTCCACCACCCGCCGCGCGCGCATCTTCGCAGCAGCAAACGGTATCTGCCACATCTGCGGTCAGCCAATCGATGGGACGAAGGAAGCATGGGATGCCGACCACGTCATCCCCTTGGAAATCTCGCGCGACGACAGCGACGACAACCTGCGTCCAGCACACAAGCGGTGCCATTCCAGGAAAACGGCTGAGAGCGACATGCCCGCCATCGCGAAGGCAAAGCGGGTGAAAGCGAAGCACGAGGGCGCGTTCAAAACCAGAAATCCGCTGCCTGGAAGCCGCGGCTCGGCGCTCAAGAAGCGCATCGACGGAACTGTCGTCAGGCGAGGGCCTGGATGAAAGCCATTCGACTACAACAACTGCTCGGCATGAGCTGAGCCCCACCCCGGCGCCAGTGGCGTCCCCCTATTTCATCAACCGGCGCAATAGCGCCCCCAAGCATGGCAGCGAGGGCAAGGGGGATCGAGGCGGCAGCGCCTCGGCCGGGACCAGATTTCAACGGAAGGACGGCCCATGAAAAAGACAGCCCGCGTTCTGATCGGTTGCGAGCGCAGCGGCATCGTCCGCAATGCCTTCCTGGCGCTCGGATACGACGCATGGTCCTGCGACCTGGAGGCGTCCGACGATGGGTCCAACCGCCATATCCGCGCCGATGTTCGCGACCTTCTGCAGGATGGCTGGGACCTGATGACCGTCATGCATCCCCCCTGCACCAGGCTGACTAACAGCGGCGTCCGGTGGTTGCACGTGCCGCCTCCAGGGCGGGACCTGTCGGACATGTGGGCCGAGCTGGACGAAGGTGCCGCTCTGTTCTCAGCCTGCTGGAACGCGCCGATCCCGTGCATCGCGGTCGAGAACCCCGTCATGCATCGTCACGCCAAGGAACGGATTACGAATTTCGAGCCGCACGCCCAGAGCGTCCAACCTTGGCAATTCGGCACGGACTCATCCGGCCCGGACAACGTCAAGAAGCGGACGTGCTTCTGGCTGCGCCGCCTGCCCCCGCTTGTGCCGACCGGATCGCTGGACGGCACGACCGCCCGGCCGGAAATCCATCGCGCCAGCCCTGGACCGGAGCGAGCCCGAATCCGCAGCCGATTTTTCCCCGGCCTCGCAGCCGCGATGGCAGACCAGTGGGGCCGAGCAGCAACGCAGGAGGCGGCGGCATGACCACCGCCACGCTCACAGGTTCCACCGTGCGACTGACCCTGCACACCTGGTCCGAGACGTTCCCGCTGGAACTCCTGCCCAGCCGAATTGCGCTCTATCGCGGACTACGGGACCGGGACGGCGGCGCATATGCCGCGATCTATGAACCGACCGTGGCCGCGCTGGAGGACTTGGAGCAGGGCGACTCCAAGTCAGTCGGAACATCCGGCGAAAAACCACAAGTGGAGGGCTGACGGATGGGCGCGCTGCCAGATTGGGCCATCGAACCGATCATCGGGATCGACAATGCCGCGCGCGTTCTCGGCATGTCACCGCGCGCTCTGTCTGACCTTCTGAAGTCGAATCCCTTTTATGAGCAACGCGGCCGCGCTTATGCTTTCTACCCGGAACACATCGCCAAGCTGAGGAACGCCCGATGCCGCTCAAACTCGACAAGGTCAAAGGCTCCGACAACTGGTATGCGATTGGAACCGTCGCCGGTCAGCGCATACGAAAAAGCCTTGGCACTCGCGACCGCCAAAGAGCGGAGGAACTGAGGGCACAGATCGAAGCGCGGGCCTGGAATGCCTCAGTCTATGGTGAAGCGTCCGTCGCCGTATTCGAGGATGCCGCCCTGTCCTATCTGGAAGATGGCCATGACGGCAGGTTCGTCGCACCTTTACTGCAGCACTTTCGCGGCCGTCCTTTGCGGGAAATCACCGGGAAGGAAATCCGGGACGCCGCAAAAGCGATCTACCCCAAAGCCTCGAACGCAACACGAAACCGCCAGGCCATCACGCCCGCGAGGGCCATCATCAACCACGCGGCCGACCAGGGCCTATGCAGCGCGATCCGCGTCAAACAGTTCCCCGTCGACAAATCACCCCGACAGGCAGCCACGCTGGACTGGCTGACGGCCTTTCGATCGATTGCCAGCGAGCGCAACCCGCGACTGGCCGCCCTGGCCTGGTTCATGTTCGAAACCGGCGCCCGGCTTGGCGAGGCCGTCGCCCTGTCCCCCGAGCGGATCGACCACATCAACTGCCGGGCAGACCTCGGCCGGACAAAGAACGGCGAACGGTATCATGCGGATTTCTCGGCCGAGCTGCGAACCGAGCTGATCCGCCTGGCGGCTAGGAACGGCAAGGTCTTCGGATACAAGAGCCGACATTCGGTTTATGGCCCATGGCAGACGACATGCCGCCTGGCCGAAATCCCCTACATACCGCCGCACCAGGCGGGCCGGCACAGCTTGGCGACACTTCTGAATGACATGGGGTGGACGGCCAACGACATCGCGGAAGCCGGTCGCTGGAAGAGCGTGCGGCTGGTGCAGGAAACCTACGTGCATCCGGATGGAAAAGGTAAGGCCGCAGCGGGCCTGATTGGCAAAAAAATGACAAAGCCCACCGGGCAGACCGGGCAGAAACGCAAGGAAATCAAGAGGAAGGGAGATAAGGGATAA